GTGGAAGCAGCGACCTCGTTTCAGCCCGGCGAGCGGATCACCCACCACGAATTCGGTCAAGGCGTTGTTCTTGACCCTGCGCGCGACGGCTATCTGCGCGCATTCTTCAGCGTCGGTGAGCGCCGTGTTCCGGTTGGCTCCGTCAGGCGTGAGCTCACGCGTACCGAGCGCATCTTGCGTGCCGTCGACGGAGGGGCTGACCGAGCGCGCCGCGCGTGGTTGTCCTACGAAGCGCACGCATTGCCAGTTATGGAGAGCGCCTCGGCGCTGACCTCAGCCAAGATCGATCTGCTGCCACACCAAGTGGTGCTGACGCATCGTGTCGCCACCGCATCCCCGCGCCGCTACTTGATCGCGGACGAAGTGGGCTTAGGCAAGACCATCGAAACCGCGCTCATCCTGCGGGAACTGGCGAGCCGTGGCGAGCTGAATCGTGCACTGATGGTGGTGCCTGCCGGTCTGGTGAACAACTGGCACCGCGAGCTGAACGAGGTTTTCAACCTCGACTTCGAGGTGTTCGGCTCGGAGGGCGACATCACCGACCGGAAGACGAATGCCTTTGCCAAGCACGACCGTCTGATCGCCAGCATCGACACCTTGAAGCGGCCGGCCCGCATCAAACGCCTGCTAGATGCGCCGCGCTGGGATCTTGTGGTCTTCGACGAGGCCCATCATCTGACCGCGTGCCGCAACGGCGGCAAGGTGCGGAAGACCGAAAACTACAAGCTGGCCGAGGCATTGAAAGATCACGCGCGCGATTTCTTGCTGCTGTCGGCGACGCCCCACCAGGGCAACCACTTCCAGTTCTGGATGCTGGTGCAACTGCTGAACCCGACGCTGTTCAGAAGCCCGGAGGAAATGCTGGAGAACCGCCACCGCCTGAACACTGTGATGTTCAGGCGCACCAAGGCTGACGCCTGCCAGCCTGACGGTTCGCCGCTCTTCGCGCGTCGCTGGGTGCATACCGAATCCTTCGTGATGAACACCGGCGAGCGGCTGTTCTACGAGAGGCTGCGCGAGTATCTGGAGGACGGCTTCGACCTCGCGCGTCGCCAGGGAAGCCAGGGACGTGCGCTTGGCTTCCTGATGGCGATCTTCCAGAAGATCGCCGCATCGAGCTTCGCCGCTGTTCGGCGGACACTGAAACGACGGCTGTTGATGCTGACGATCCACGAAGCGCTGCTGCGCGACAAGGAACTCGACATCGAGGGTCGCGAACGCCTCATGGACGAGGCGCGGGATCTCATCCATCAGGAGTTCCAGCTTCCCCGAGATAGCATCGGTCGCAGCGAGGTGGATCGGGTGCTGGCCGATCTCAAGTATCGCCTGGTGAAACGGCTGGATGAAGAGGCGCTGGATCTGGCGTCAGACCCCTACGGCAGCGAATACTCCGCGACGCACGCAGAGGATGTGGCATCGGCGGTGGTCGAGATGCATCTGCCCGAAGAGCGTCTGCGTATTGGGGACCTGCTCAAGATCTTTCCAGTCCAACGGGAAACGAAGGCGCAGAAGCTGCTCGACGGATTGGGTTACCTCTGGCGACAGAACCCGAATGAAAAGGTCGTCGTATTCGCGACGTATCTCGGAACGGTAGACCTGATAGCCCGCGAGATCGAGCAAGCCTACCCTGGCCAGGGAGTCGTCGTGCTCCGGGGTGGCGACCACGGAGCCAAGGTTGCTGCCGAGCGTCGCTTCCGTCAGAAGGATGGTCCTCGGGTGCTGGTCTGCACCGCAGCCGGCCGGGAGGGCATCAATCTTCAGTTCGCGCGCATCCTGTTCAATTTCGACCTGCCGTGGAATCCGATGGATGTTGAGCAGCGTATCGGCCGCATCCACCGCTATGGCCAGAACCACACGGCTCAGGTCTACAACCTGGTCCTCTCGGACACCATCGAGGGCCGCATCTTCCTGTTGCTCGATGAGAAGCTCACTGAGATCGCTCGCACGGTCGGCAAGGTCGACGACCAGGGCAATGTCGCCGAAGATCTGCGAGCGCAGATTCTTGGGCAGCTCTCTGAGCGCCTGAACTACGACCGCCTCTACCAGGAGGCATTGTCCGATCCCGAGCTCAAGCGGACCCGAGTCGAGCTGGAAGCCGCTTTGTCCAATTCCCGCGAGGCGCGGCAGGTGGTGTTCGACCTGTTTCAAGACCTTGAGGGCTTCAGCCTGGATGACTACAAGCCGTTCTCTGACGTGTCGTCCAGCTTGGACCGACTCGTGCGCTTCCTCTCCGCAGCGGCTGCGGAACGTCAGCAAAGGCTGATCAAAGTCGACGACGAAACCTACGATCTCGTCACCGTGGATGGCGTTCGTCGTGCCCGCTTCACTTTGAACCGCGACACGGCCACGGGCCAAGATGATGTGGAGCTGCTCGGCTTGGATCACCCGCTGGTCCAGGAAGAACTGGGGCGCTGGCGCATTGTGCGGCCAGAGGATGTCGGTATTGCCGTGACGGGCGACGTTGATGGTCCTGTGCTGCTGTCCCTCTGGATGGTCGAGACATCGGCTGGGAATGGCGAGCGCCGCATCGTGGTGCAACCCATCGCCGTCAAGCAAGACGGTACGCGCGTACCGGCTGTCGAGCGACAGGCGGAGCGCTACCTCCAGGCGCCCGCAACGTCACCGAGGTTTACGCCCGAACAGAGGCTCGATCTCTTCGCGCGAGCCGTTGAGCCGACGTTGCAGCGGGAGCTGAAGCACAAGGGGGCTGTGAAAGGGGATGGCAGCTACTCGGCTGAGTTGATTGGTTATGTAGAGATCGTGGAGCAGGGTGCGTAATGCTTGACGAGTACTCCATTGAACAGCGTGCTACGCAGATTTTTGACGCGCGGACCAAGGAGTATTTCTCGGAGGTCCTGAGCTGCTACTCCGCGGGCAACTACAGATCGGCCGTCGTGATGCTGTGGTCGGTTGCCATTTGCGACTTGCTGTTCAAGCTGCAGAACCTCGTCGATCTCCACGGTGACGCCAAAGCCAAAGAAATCCTCGAAGATGTTGGCAGGTTGCAGCAGGAGAACGAGCGCTCACCGATCTGGGAAACGAAGCTCGTGGAATCTGTAGCCGAGCAGACACAGCTCCTCGATATTGCCGAGCGCGAAAACCTGCTTCATCTGCAACGGCAGCGGCATCTCGCTGCGCACCCGGTAGTCAACGCGAATTTTCAGCTGCACAGGCCGAATCGGGAGACCGCCAGGGCGTTGATCCGGAACACGCTCGATGGCGTCCTGACCAAGGCGCCGATCCTTTCAAAACAGATCGTGAACGAATTGGTCGAAGACCTCGAACAAGCATCCGGCATTCTGATCGACGACAAGAAGCTCAAGGCATACCTGGAGAGCAAGTACTACAACCGCTTCAATCCCGAAGTGGAGAAGGCGGTTTTCAAGGCTCTGTGGAAATTCGCGTTTCGACTGACCGATGAGCGCTGCGAGAAGAACCGTGCGATCAACTACAGTGCGCTGCGTCTGCTGTATAGCCGGAACCCTGCTCAGTTCCGAGCAAAGATTGAAGCCGAGAAGGACTACTTCAGTACCATCGCGACAGGCGGGGCGCCTGTCGTCTGCCTGATTCACTTTCTGTCGCGCGAGGCATCGATCTACGGCCTGCTGGCAGACCATGCAAAGACCGCCATACAGCACGCCGCGGAGAGCGACCCCTCAGCGCGTTGTTTGGCCTGGTTCACTGCTACGAACTTGCAGGCGCACGCGGATCGGCTTGGCGAGTGGATCAGTGGGAAGGACTACCCGCATATCGATTGCGCGATCTGGGATGAGATCGAGGAACTATCTGATTCCCCGGAATGGGCAAAGTTGGTCGTTCGACTGTTCAACAAGTACTACGTGGCCAGCGGGAGCTATAACACTGCTGACCGGCGATTTTCTGAGGTCATCCGACCGAACCTGGATCGCTACGAGCTCGACGATTGCATCGATCTTGTCGAGGGGATTCAAGGCAACGATCAGACGTATGGTCGTGGACGTGCCAGGACCGATCATCAGGCGCTCCGTGCTCGGATCTTGGCGCTTGATCCAAACTTTGATTTCACGGCCTACAAGACCTTCGTCCGTTACCTCGACGACTAATTAGCCGCCCAGCAATACCCGTTCGGCCTTGCGCCGCAGGACGAGCCCAGGAAGAACCTTCCCACCCCCATAGGCCCAGCGTTGGATCTCGTCACCAGCGGCCATCCAGTCCCGCTGATTGACCCGTCGCCGCAGCGTCGACGTCTGGAGCCGACCGGCGCCGAGGTTGAACGTGAAATCCACAATGGCTGCAAGCCGCCCCTCGGACTCGGTGGCCAGCACCGGGCAGTAGCGCAATGTGGCGGCGAGCGCCATCTGCAGGTCACGGGCCAGATAGACTTCCGCTTCGGCCTCGGTGATTGGCGCATGCGTCGAGTCGCAGAGATGTCCGTACCCGATCGTCCAATAGCCGGCCGGGCAGATGTACGGATGCGCACGGCCCGGATCGGTCTTCGGCACGCGGTGGAAGCCCTCGAAGCGCTTGGCCAGGTCGATGGCTGTCTGCGGCACCGCGATCACGGCCGCCCCCGGTCGAACACACGTCCGAGGAACCAGAAGTTCAGGACACCGGCCCACAGCGCCTGATCGGCCTCAGTCCAGGCGTGCAGGATGGCCACGCCCCAGCCAGCACCGGCAGTCACAGCGGCCGCGAATGCCGCCGTCTTGGCCGCGCAGTACAGCGCCATGAACCAGTAGGTGATGACAGGGCGCACACTCGACGACAGCGCGTCGGCCCAACGCACGCCGGTCTTCTCGCCCTGGGTGCGTACGGCATCGCGCAGCGCCTCGATGGCGCCGCTGTTCCACGCGGCGTCCGCACTCGCGCCGATCTCGGCCATCCGCTGGGCGCCACGCAACTTCTCAAACTCCAGCGCCTTGTCCTGCATGGCCAGCTCGTGACCACGCTCGCCCTTGCGGTCGAGCCACTTGAGGATCTCGGGCGCGAGGCGGAAGGCCCCGCCGAGGAAGCCTCCGAGCAAGGTCTCGATCATTGGGAGCCTCCCATCAGCTTCAGCTTGATGGCGGCGCCGACCAGCAGCGCGGCCAAGATGCCGGTCGTGACCACCTTGACGACGGTCTGCCAGGCGGTGCGGCGCGCGTCGCGCCAGGCTTCGAGCAGGTCGCGCAGCTCGCGGATGTCGCGCGCGGCGCTGCCGTTCTCCAGGCCAAGGTGGGCGAGGCAACGCTCGGCCCCACGTTGGGCGGCGCGGTCGAGCAACTCGTCGAAGTCCTCCTTGCGCAAGAGGAGCATGTTCTCGACGTGAGCGGGTTTGTTGTCAGGTTCGGTCATGGGTGGTCTCCAGAAATGCGAAACCCGCCTGGCTCGTGGGCATCAGGCGGGTCTCAGGGGGATGAATCGGTGGGATCAGCGGCGCTTCAAATCTCGATGAGCTCCAGCGTCAAGGTCGGCGCGATGCCTTCCACCGTGTCGTCGCGGACGAACACGTTCTGGCCAATGGCGCCAGTGCCGCGGGCCTTGATCCGGCCGCCACCGGGCAACTGCACGGTGACCACTCCGGAACCGATCTCGACCACAGTCCCCGCCTGCAGCGGCGGGTCTGGGATCAACTGGCGGAACTGCACGTAGAGGTTATGCATGGCCTTGCACCCCCAGCGTCTGCCAGACCTCTGGAATGCCGGCCTCGATCTGCGTCGAGCGGACAAGACCCAGGCGCGTGACACTGCCATCCTGGTACTCGACGAAGGCACCCGGCTCGATGATTCCCGTCTCAGCGAGCACGGGCAGGCGGAGGCTGACCTCGATCTGATGTCCGGTGTCAGCCAGTACGGCAAGGCCACGTTGACGCGCGGCGGCGGCCTCGGTGATGAGGGCGTCGACCACCATCGGCGCCAGGACGTCGCCTGCAGTGCCGGCGCGCGTCACCTGCCCGAGCACGCCCACGTCCTGCCCGGACACGAACACGCGGTTGTACGCGGGCTTCTCGATCCAACGCAGCGACTCGCGGGCGACGGCATCGACCGGCAGCACGAAGTCAGGCGTGACGGTGTGCCATTCCCAAGGGGCGACCGGATAGCGGTGGCGCACGCGAATACGCTGGTCAGACGGATGCGGAACCAGATAGCCACCGGCGGCACTGGCGATGGCGGTCAGCGCCTCGATCCACGTTCCTTGCCGCGCGAACACTCCGGCCGGGACGTTCCAGTCGGTGAGGCCCCAATCGACCGTCCAGCCCAGCGGAATGCCATTGAGCGTGAGCACGTCGTCCATCAACTGCCGCGCGGTGCGCGCCTCGGCATTGCGGAAGGTCATCACCGGCGCGTAGGGCGCGGCCAGCACGGCGTTGTGCCCGCGCCCGGAGACGCGGATGCTGGCCTCGCCGAAGATGCGCTCGCGGCTGATGTTCTCGGCGAACACTCGGAACTCCGTGCCGTTGATGCTGGCCACGAGTTCGACCGGGCCGGAGGCATTGCCGGGCGCGACCAAGGATTCGGCCTTGGCAGGCAGCTGCGCCTCGAAGCCCCAGGCCCACGACGCGACGTCGAGCGACAGCGAGAGATTGAACACGGGCACCGGCACACCATCGGGCAGGCGGTGCAGCGTCACGTTGTTGACCACGAAGTACACCCTCCGGACGGGAACGACCACCGGCTCCCCATCGGGCGGCGGTGGATCGATGTGGTTCTCACAGACGAACAGCAGATCGCCCTGCGATACCGCCAACCCAGCGAACAACAGGTGCGGGCTTGGCGTATAGCAAGGCCGGGGCTGCGGCGGCCGCGGGATCACCAGCAGGCTGATCCCGGGCGGTGGCCGCCTCGTGTTCTGGTATCGCCCGCGCCATCCTTTCGGACATGGCGTGGCGCTCTGATGGTCCGAGCCCTGGTGCTGCACCAGGACGCGCGCGTCTTGCCAGCCGCTTGCGCGCCCCGCACGGCAGGTAACGGAGCCGTCCTGATGACGGAACCACGTGGCGCGTCGCACCCCGGTCGCGCGCTCGAAAGCTGCGAAGCGGACGAGTCCGAGGGGACTCCCATCCTGATGTGCAAACCAGGTCGCGTCTTGGAGGCGTGATGCATCCTGGTGACCTGCGCGGCGCTGCTGGTGTGCCGTCTGCAGCACGTGCGGCAGGCGGTGCGCGATGCCTTGCGGCGCACCCGAGGCGCCCTCCCAGAGACCACTCCATCCTGCCGGCGTCGCGTGGGCGTGCTGCTGGGGCTGGGTGGCGACCTCTTCGGTCGCTCGCGTTCCCTGCCAGGGATGCCGGATCTCGCCGACCGTGGGCCGCTGCATGCGCGAGTAGTACCTCACCTCGCCGGTGAACACGATCCCCGGCAGGCTCGACGCTAACGTGAGCGGCACGCTCGGGCGCAGCACCAGCGAGCGCACCGTCGGTCGCGGCAATTCCGCCAGCAGCTCGGCACGCGCCGGAGGGATGAACTTGATCGCGACCGCCGGGACCGGCAGGGTCGCGAGGACCCTCAGATCGTTGCGTGGCGGGGCGAAGTCGGCACCGAACAGCAGATTCGCATCGGTGGCGGCGGGTCGGTCGAACAGCAGGTCGGTCTGCTGAGACTCGGGGGCTGCCACGGCCTACCCCAGGATCGCCGACACCATCCGGGCATCGCCGCCAAGGTACAGCGCGGTCGAGGCGAGCTTCACGTCACCATTGCCGTCCGTACCGCTGCAATCGAGATCGAGCGCGGTCACGTCGTTGCCGTTGACCAGCCGCGCCCAGGTGGCCACGCCGGTGGCCGTGATCAGCCCGTCCTCCTGCTGCGTGAGCGTGAGCAGCCCGCCCGAGATCGTGCCGGCGGGCTTGGTAAGCCGGATCTCGACGAGCATTTCGCTGCTCGGCACGGTGGCTGGTGTGGGAGGACGCGTTCCGCCGTAGATGCGCAGCCGCGCCGGCTCGGGGCCAGCGTCGAGAAATGCGAGCGTGCCCGCGAGCCGCGCCTCATTGTGTTCGACGGTGATCGCAACGGTCATGGCAGCAGTTCGGGTTTGAGGTTGTCCGCGATCACAGCGCGGTACAGATGCTTGTAGTCGTAGCTGACCACGGTGTAGCGCTGCGCAGGGTCGATGAACTCGAAGCGGTAATTGCCGGCGGCATCGCTCCAGGTTTCGGCGACCAGGACGTTGGCGTTCTCGCTGATGATCTGCACACGGCGCACGAGCGGCTGATCGGGCTGGCCCTTCTCCTTGACGGTACCGGCGATCACGCCATGCCCGCTGAAGTGGATGTCTTTTCTTCCGGATTGGATCGGGTGGAAATCGTGGTCGTAGCCGCCAGGCCTGTTCCACAGATCCGACGCCGGGCTGTTCCGGCGCATCAGATCGCAGTCCGCCGCGACGCCGATGGGCGAGGCGGGATCGGGCAGGACTGAGGTGGGCCCTCCTGCCAGCGGCAGCAGGTCATCGGCGGCGTTCACGGCCACCGTCGCCGGAAACGCAGGCAGACCGGACGGCGTGTCGCCCGCGATGGCGTGGACTCGCGCCGTCGCGCCGTACAGGAACACGCCCGGCACGAGCTTGCCCCGGTACGTCGCGTCGGCCACCTGGAACAGCACGACACCGCCGGCCGAAAACTGGAGCAGCCGCGACCACGGCACGCCATTCGCATCGGGCGCACCGGTGATGACTTCGCAGCGCAGAACCCGGCGCTGTCCCACGTTGAACGTCGGCGCTGTGGCAGCAATGCCGGCCATTGGCCGGGCACCGTCGTTGACGCTGCCGGTGACTGCCGAGCCGTCGCCAAATCCGCTGCTCCAGCGCGAAACGCTCCAGGCGCTGTCCAGATGGGCGAAGCGGTAGCCCTCCGCGGCGTTGCCGGTGGTCATCCACAGGCCGACATGCTTGCGCCCACTCGGATCGGTCAACAGTTCGATGTCCGCCTCGAACCAGAAGTCCCCGTTCGCCGCTTCGTTGAAGCGAAGGATGGATTGCGTGCTCGACGCCGAGAGGTCAAGGGCCTGCTGCGCGGCGTTGTGGCTGGCGGACATCCCGCCGAGGACGGTGGTGTAGCCCGCTGCCGGCGCACTGGCGAAGGTGTCGTAGAGCGGGTAGCTCACACCTCACCTCCACGGGCCGGTGATGTCGAAGGCCACCTGGGCGCCTTCGGTCTCCGAGCTGTACTGGGTGCGCACCAACAGGAATCGCTTGCCGGTCTGGCCGACCACGTTGTCGACGATGGTCTGGTCGCTGTACGGGCGGTCCTGCGGCATCCAGTACATCCCGGGCATCAGGCCGCGCATGTGGCCGTCCTCCTGCCGCACGTAGGTGGGCAGCAGCCACAGGCTGTAGTCGGCGCCGTTCGGAAACGGCATCGGGCCGCGCCCGCAGATCTGCTGGCCGTTGTTGGTGTTGAGCGAGGTCGCCGCCCAGCGCACCGGGTTGCCGAGCTGGGTGTGGTTGCGCAGCAGCACATGACCGGAGAAGTCCAGCGACGCGATCAGCGACGCGCCCCCGTACTCACCGGGGTAGCTCATGTACTGGTTGTTATTGCTCCAGTAGAGGTCATGGGCGGCGAGCACGGTGGCGTAGTTGTCGCCGGGCTTGAAGCTCGTGATGTCGCCGAAGCAGTAGCAGCTGCGGCCGTACCAGTTGAAGCCGGGGGCGAAGGTGCAGAACAGGAAGAACAGGCGGTCGTCGCCGACCAGCACCCAGTTGCGGTTGCCGCCCCCGCTGTCGCCGTAGGTGTCGTAGCCGGTCTGGCGCGCGTGGTACCACTTGTGCCAGCCCCACTGGTTCGCGGTGACCTGTTTCCAGTTCTGTGTCGGGTTGTTCGGGTCGTAGGGCGCCTGCGCCCCGACGATGGTGTCGATGTCGGCCAGATCCTCCACGATCCCGACGTTTGCCCACTTCGCCCACGAAGTCGTGTAGCCGGGCGTCTTGAGGCTGTCGTCGATCAGCAGGAGGTTCTGCGGCGAGGCCGGGTTCTTGCTGCGGTAGGCCGCCTTGTTCGTGCCCGCGAACGGCTTTTCCCAGCCCAGTGGCGCGACCTTGGCGGAGAGGCTCGTCGCCGTCGTGGCGGGCGACGCGGGCGTGCCGGTCACCGCGTAGGTGAAGGTGGTCGCGGTCGTCGTCAGCACACGGAACTGCCCGTTGTACTCGGGCTGCTCGGCGCCCGCGACCTGCACCACCTGGTCGCGCTGATAGGCATGGCCGGAGGTGATCGTGGCCGTCGCGATTCCGTTGGCAAAGGTCAGCGTGTCGATGGCTTTCAGCGCGAAGCCGTTGACCAAGCAGGCGTCGAGCATGCTCACCAGGTCGCCCCAGTTGTTCGAGATCTGCGGGGCGCCGGCCATGCCGCTGTTGAAGTACTTGACGGAGAGATCGGGCATGTCGTTGGTTCCAGTCTGCGGAGTCAGGGGGTGTCCACGTCGCCGCGGATCAGCAACGTGAAGTTGTCGTTGGGCACCGATTCCGGTCCCTGTTGCACCGTACGCACCACCCATACCGGGAACTGCGCGCCGATGGTGTTGAAGCGCAGCACGTTGCCGGTCGCCCAGCCGCTGCCCCAGCCGAGCGCGGGCAGGTGGAAGTAGGGAACGCCGGTGGCCGGGTTGTTCGGCGCGCAGTCAGCGCTGGTGTTGCCGGTGGCGATGACGCCGACGTTCTCGCCGATGACCTCGAAGGCGGTGCTGTTGGTGAAGCGCACCACCCAGCGCTCGGTGACGGCGCCCCGGTTCGTGACGCGGATCGGGTACTGGGTGTTGTTGAAGGTCGCCGTGGCCGCGCTGCCTGACATCGCATCGACCCAAGCGCCATTCCACGTCGCCTGGTCGAACACCAGGCTCACCCGGGCGAACAGATCGCCGGCGATGAGCGCGCTGGACACGTAGCTGCCGGAGGCGGGGTCGCCCGCCGTGGCGACGGGGTATTCGTGGGTGAGCGCGCGAGTGAAGCTGATCTCGCCGTTGATCTGGACGTCGCGCACCACCGCCATGTCCTCGATGCGGTGCTCGATGGTCACCGGCTGGCTGTAGCCCGTCACGTTGTTGAAGCTGACGGTGCCCGCTTCCAGGTCGGTCGTGTAGCCGCTGTGGATCACCGTGCCGTCGTGGCCGACCACACGCACGCGGGACAGGCGCACGCGCCCACAGTTGATGGTCTGCCCGTTGGCCACCGGTGCAGTGATCTTTCCGGTGTGGCCGACGACGGCGAAGCCGCCCGCTCGGAAGATCGGCACGCGCCCGTCGCTGGGCAGCCGCACCGGGTCGATGCCGAGCAGGTCGGCGTCGAGCGGCAGGTAGCTGTAGGCCACCGCGCTGTAGCGGACGGTGGACGCTGCGACCGGCTCCGGCCGGAAGATCTTGCCGTCGCTGCCCACACGGTCGGCGGAGTACCAGGGCTCGCTCTCGTTGCCGGCGGCGGTCACGAAGCTGCCAAAGCGCACGCGCACCAGGCCGTTCTCGTAGTCCACGCTGCCGGTGATGCCGGTTGCCTGGATCTTGCCGTCGATGCCCGCCGTGACCGTCTGGGTGCCGCCGACCGCCCGTGCGTACTGGATCGAGAGCGACCCTGGGCGCAAAGGTGCCGCGCCGGTGCGGAACACGTACTCGCTGGAGATGTTCTCGCCGACTGTGGTCACGCAACTGGCGCGGGTGAAGGCGTTGGTCGTTCCCGCCGTCCACGACGTGAGGGTGACGTCGCCCGACAGATAGTTGATCGTGCCGCGCGTGACCCAGCCGCTGCTGGTGAACTCGCGCAGCGTTCCTTGCCCGTTGTCGCCCCAGGGCTGCGCCCCGGGCAGCGTGAGCACCACCGTGCCGGGGACGATCTGAGCATTGACTCCCGGCACCAGCTTGAACGACGGCGTGAACTGGAAGGTCTCCGTCACGCTGCTCGTCGAGCCGGCGCTGTTGTAGCGCAGCTTCACGTAGCCCGACTCGTCATTCGGGTACAGCGACGGCGCCTCGACGTAGGCGAGGCCCCGGTAGTTCAAGCGCCAGCGGCCCGTGCCGTTGATGGCGGTGGAGGTGTAGAGCGGACGCGGGATCAGCACAGTGACGTCCGGGTTGAAAGTCACCTGTCCGGTCGCGTAGTCGACCGTGCCGATGCTGCTGCCATTGAGCACTACATGACCGTTGCCGTCGTCGCGCGCGATCTGCGTCGGATCGCGCCAAGCGGCTTGCACGCCCATCTCCAGCAGTTGCGCGAGCGTGTACGCGCCGAGCACGGAGGTGTCGGTCAGCGTGTTCCATTCGACCTCGAGCGAACCCGGCTCGATGGAGCCGAGCGTCGCAGTGACCGGGACCAGGCCCGAGCCGTTGCGTGACGGATGGGCGAACGCATCCTCCTGCTTCGGCCCAGCCACGTAGCTGACGGTGAGCTGCGTCCCCACCGAAGGCAGCACATTGGGCGCGAACTCGAGGCGGTTGCTGGCGATGCGCAAGACGCCGGTCGCTGCGCCCGACAGCACGCCGTTGGTGGCGGCCGTTGCCGTCTTGGTGCCGGTGTATTCCCAGCTCACCGTCAGCGAGCCCGGCTGCACCGCCTTGCCTTCGGGCGGGCTCAAGACCAGCGTCTGCGACGCTTTGAGCGTGACCTGGGGCTGCTGCGTTTCCTGCGTCGGTACGTTCCAGGTGAGGATGAGTGAGGAGCCCACGTCGGGCAGCGCGCCGAGGGTCACGACGAATGCGCCGGTGTTGCGGTTGACGGTGCCGGCGCCATAGCTCGCGTCCAGCCCCTTGAGCGTGCCGTTGCCGGCATCCGACAGCACGTACCAACGCCCCTGTGCCATGTAGCTGATGGACAGCGTGCCGGGCTGCGGAACCGGCGTCACCGTGCCGACGTAGGACTGGCTCCTCGACTCCGGCGTGACGGGGATCTCCGAGCTTTGCGGCGCACGCAGGATCTGTGCGGCCGGGGTGTAGGTGACCGCCTTGGCGTTCGACATCGAGCCCGCGTTGAGCGCCAGGATGCCGTTGGCGTAGTCGATGGTGCCGATGGTGCCGCTCGCGGTCTTGAGCAGACCCGCGTCGTCGAAGATCGTGATGCCGTCGGTCTGCAGCGTGAGCGAACCCGGCAGACAGCCGCCCGGCAAGTTGAATCGAAGGCCGGGCGTCCAGGCGTGGTTCGCGGTGTAGCTGACAGACGATGCACCCGGCACCGGCAATCCCGCGGCCGCATAGGGCGGCACGAAGGAGATAGGCGTCTCGGTCTGCGCGCTGGGGACGAGCTGCGTGTAGATCGAAGCGCCCTTGATCGTGAAGTCGCCGACCGCGGCAGCCTGCGTCAACGGCACCACACCGACATAGGTGCCGGCGTCGGCCACCACGGTGTCGCGCACCTTGGTGCCGTTCGCTGCGCGCGTGAACGTGCGGCTGGCCGGCGAGCCGGTGAAGTCGTAACGCAGCGCGTCGCTGATGTCGACGGTGACAACGGCGGCCTTGTAGTCCTTGTCGCCGTCGTAGGTGAAGGTGCGCTCCACCACCGAGACGGCGGTGGCCCGCACATACTGTTCCTTCTGCGTGGCCTGGCCCTCGCTTTCGACCAGCACCAGGGTCTGGCCGACGTTCGGCACGGTGTCGGTGGGGCGCTGGAACAGCTGGATCACGCGCTGGCCGGCGATGTGGTTCTCGAACAGATACCCGGCCCACTCCGGCCCCTTGTTGAGGTAGGCCTCGATGCGCAGTTGCGCCTGCTCGCGGTTGTCGAAGGTGCGCTCCGTGCTGAAGAGCGTCACGCTGACCCGCGCGTCTTTCGGCGGCTCGGCCACGATGACGTTGGCGCCGAAGTAGGTGTCGGTGTCGTCGGTCTGCACCGAGACGAAGGTCTTGCGCAGATTGACGCGGCCGCCCGCGCGGTCGAGCTCCGAGATGTCCGGGAAGATGGCGTTCGAGACGCCGTCCGCGATGGTGTTGCCGGTCGGCGCACCACCGCCCTCCGGCACGTCCGCCATGACGGCGGACTTGAGCAGCTTCACGTCGCCCGTTTGAATGGGCATGGTCAGATCTCCAGGAATCGCAGGGTGAGGCGGTAGAAGTCACCGCCGGATCGGGCCGGGATGCCCAGCACCGGCTCGCTCTCGATGGGTGTGTCGCCGTGGCGGAAGGCGACCGTGAAGGCGCGCCCATCGGCGAAGGTCAGGGCAAAACGCCCGGACGCAGCACTCACCGGAATTGCGGCCCAGGCGCGCAGTTGCTCCACCGTGGCACGCGTCACCCACGCCATGTCAGGCGCACCCATCAACGTGATCGGACGCCCCGCCTGCCGGAGCGCCGACTGGATCAGCAAGGCACCGGTGATGAGGTAGGACGTCGAGGCCACAGCCGGTGACCAGGCGTGCTCGTCGGTCCACAGCAGATCGTCTGGCAGCAGCACGGCCACCTCGTCCGCGAGGTTCTTCAGTTGCATCGGATTGGGGTCAGGCCGTCCGGGTGCGGGCGGCGTCCAGGAGTTGCAGCAGGCGCGCTTCGTCACGCGCGTCGATGCGGGCGTCGACCTTGCGGTCCCCCGCGGCGAGTTCCACGCGCACGCTGCGGGTGGTCGCACCTTCACTGGGCAGCACAGGGCGGGTGATGCGCGACGGCGCCGGGGGCACCAGTCCACCGGCGGCGAAGCCCTGCACCCGTTGCGCCAAGGCCTGCGCGGGTGCTGACAGGTTGTTGATCGCCTCGAAGAAGCCGGCGCCGTAGCGGGCGACGGCCTCCTTGTTCACGACGAATTCGCCGGGCGTGAGCATCGCCGGCACGGTGTCCGATTTCGATAGGCCGCCGCGCCGGTAGAACTCGCCCTGGTGCTGCTCCATGTAGTCGATCAGCTCGCGCTCCAGGTCTTTGCCCCACAAGAGCGGCTGGGCCATCGCCTGACGCCACGTCTGCTTGATCCGCTCCAGCGTCTGCCGTTCGTTGCCGGTGAGCGTCTTGCGATCGATGAAGCCTTCCAGCGTGCGCCGGTCTTCCTGCGCCTGCTTGCCGTAGCTCTCCATCGTCTTGCGACGCATGTCCAGACTGACCGAGGCACCGTAGTTCCACTCCAGCCAGCCGGTGTACTCGTCCATGCCCTGCAGGCCGAGGTCGATCATCTTCAAGGCCTCGACCGCTTCGCGGTTGCGTTTCGGCGTGCTGGGCTTGCCGTCCGGATCGGTACTTGTGGAGCCGGGGTTGCCCAACGAGGCGACGCGCCCGCCGACCGCGAAGTGGGCGACGCCATTGGCCAGACGCGCCAGCGCGCCGCTGCCGTACTTGCGCACCGCCGCCTTGCGGATGACGAACGCGCCGGCCTCCAGCGTGCGCGGAACGGTGTCGTGGTGGCCGGAGCCGGGTACCGTGCCGCCGGTCATGCGGGGAAAGGCCGGAGCGACCGCGCCACCGTCGCCGAAGCGCCGCACGCCGCCACCAACCAGACCGCCGGCGGCGTTGACCTCGACCTTCTGCACGTAGATCGTGTGCGTGCTCGAGGTGTTGGCACCGTTCAGGCTCATGATCTCTGCGCGGGCCGCGTCGGCGTTGGTGCTGATCTGATGCCGGGATTCGGTCTGGATGCGATCCAGTGCCTTGATCATCCCCTCGACGTTGGTGATCGCCGCCTGCGCTTTCTCGGTGGCCACCTTCAGCTCGAGCTGGGAGTTCTGGTCGGCGTAGGTCTTGAGCCGGGCCAGCGCATCCTTCGCTTTGGACACGTCGGCATCGACCGGCAGGGTCTTGCCCTCCTTGAGCAGCTGCTCGTACTGCTGCAGCTTCTTCTCGGCCTCCTGCAGGTCGGCCTGGATCTTGAGCAGCACCTCTTTCTCGGCGAGAGCCTTGTCCAGATCGGCGATGGCCTTGTCGAAGCGCGCGGTGTCGGCATCGATGGTGACCTTCAGACCGTCTTTCAACTTCGCGGTGATCTGGTCGATCTGCGTTTCGGTCTGCGTCAGCGTCTCCTTGATCTGGTCGCGGGCCGTCAGAGCCGACTGTGCCGCCGTCTGGTGCGCCTTGGCTTCCGCATCCAGCGCGCGGTTGAGAATTTCCTCGGAGTCGCGGATGCGCTGGATCGCCTGATTGACGCCGTCCTTACCTTGCGCGATCTGCGCGTCGGCGTCCTTGGCCTTCTGGGCCAGTTCGGCGCGCAGCTGGTCGGCCTGCCGCATGAGCGCTTCGGCCTGCGCGTACTCCTGGCGGCGGGTGGCCTCGCGCGCCTGCGCTTCGAGTTGCGTCACCTGCGACACCGCCTGCTCGGACTGCTTGCGGGCTTCCTCGCCGCGCTTGGCCTCGCTGGTCTGGCTGCTCGCCACCTGCGCGGCCAGGTCCATCGCTTTCTGGGCCAGTTGCCTGGCCTGCTCGAACTCGCCGTTGGCCAGCGCCTCGCGCGCCTTCTCCTGGTACTCGGCGATCTGGCGCTTGCGGTCTTCGGTCGCCTCGAACTCGGTCATGCCCTGACGGCGGATGTCGCGGATGCGCTCCTCCGTCGTCATCGACAGCTGGCGCTTTTCCTCCTCGATGCGCTTGATCTCGGCCAGATGCCGGTTGGCTTCGGCGTTGAGCGCGTCGATGTGCTGGCGGTACTCCGAGAGCGCCTGCGCGAGCGTCTGGCGCTTGGTGGCCAGGATTTCGTTTTCGACGCGGGTGACGTTGGCCGCGCGCTCGGCCTCGGTCTGCCCGTCGCGTCGTGCTGCTTCGATCTTGGCGCGGGACTCGTCGTCGATGAGCTTCAGCGCGTCGGTCGTGGCCTGCCGGCGCAGCGTGGTCTGCTGCGTCAGCGCCTCGGTCAGCAGCTGCGTGGACTTCGTGATCAGCGCCGCTTCGGACTGCTTGGAGAGTTCGAGCGTGCTCTTCTCCTGCTCGTAACGCGCTTTCACGGCTTCGATCTGCCGCTGCAGATTGGCCTCGACGACGGCGGTCAGCCCCTTGTAGGCCTCGGCCATCTTCGCGGTCGCGTCGTTGACCGTCTGGTTGGCCTTGCCGACGGCCTGTTCGACCTCGCCGAGGCGGGATTTCAGCTTCTCCAACGCGGCGTGGACGGCCTCGATGCCGCGCCCGACCGCCTCCTGCGTGCCCTGGCGCACGGCCTCCAGCCGCTTGGCGATCTCCTCGGCGGCTGACGCGGCGGTGTTCATCGCGCCCTTGGCCGCGTCCGCCCCCTTGGTGGCGTCGGCGTACATCTCGGCGAAGATGCGGTTCATCTCCGCAAGCCGCGCTTCGTGGCGCTTGGTCGCCTCGGCGATGGTGTCCGAGGTGAAGACGGCGGCGAAGACCTCCCAGCGGTAGCGCAACTGCTCGACGCCCTTGACCAGCACCTCGACCATGAAGATGCCCGCCTTGCGGACGATCTCGAACCTCTCCGACAGCCACGTGCCGATCTCCCAGCCGACGAGGAAGGCACCGAGCACCGCGAACGCCGCGCGCAACTTGCCCACTATGGCGATGGCGTCGGAAACGGAAAGATTCGCAGTCGCCCACGCCGCCGAGGTGGCGCTGGCCGCCGCGACGGCCGCCGCCCCGGCGGTCTGCCACGCGGTGATCAGTGCCGGGATCAGGCGGTAGATCAGCACGGCGAGCCCGACCTCGGCGATGCGCTTCAGCCACTGCATCACCGTGTCGAGGTTCTGCGCCAGCCACGTCAGGGCTTCGGCCAGCTTCTTGGTGAAGCCGGTCGATTCGTCGAGCTTGTTGATCCATTGCCCGAAGGCATTGCGCAGGCGCTCGAACGATTGACTGACGGTTTGCGGCAGTTGGGCGTACTCGCTGGCCAGCTTATCCTTCTGCGAGAGCAAGGCGTTCACCACCACGTCGGCGGTGAGCTGTCCTTCCTCGGCCAGCTTGCGCAGCCGCCCGATGGGCACGTTCAGGCCGTCGGCCAAGGCCTGCGCCAGACGGGGGCTGTTCTCGACGACCGAGTTGAACTCCTCGCCGCGCAGCACACCCGACGCCAGCGCCTGGCCGAACTGCAGCAAGGCGGAACGCGACTCCTCGGCGGACGCGCCCGACAGGCGCAGCGCCTGCGAGATGCTCTCGGTGATCGTGAGGGCGTCCTTCTGCTCGCCGCCCAACATCCGTACCGCCTGCTGCAGCTTGCCGTACAGCGTGGCGGTTTCCTGGACGGCTAAGCCGCTGCGCTGGGCGATGTCGAACAATTCCTTCTGGGCAACGGCGTACTCGCGCTGGCCAGCGGTGGCGAGCTTGAGGCGCGCCGACATCATGTTCCAGGCATCGGCGATCTGGACGATCTCCTGCACCTTGCCTGCCGCCCAATTGATCGACAGGAAGGCCAGCAACTGCGTCCTGGCATTGGCCACCTGATCACCGAAGGCCGACATCCCGGCCTTGACCTCAGCCATCCCGGCAGCAGCCTTCTCGCCAGCCGTCTTGGCAGTGCTCGAGAGCTCGCCCAGGCTGCGCTCGGCGGACGCGATGGCGCGCTTGAGTCCCTCGTCAGCCCCTTCAAGCGCGACGAGGACGGAAATCCGATTCGCCATAGATTCTTCTCAGCCCTTCAATCCACCGTGCGGATCTGGCGCTCGATGGCCGCCGACAGACGCGGGATGCGGCCCCCGACCAGACGCTCGACGTCGAGGCGCTTCTTGAGCACGACCTTGGGCACCAGCACGGCAATCGGGATGTCCGCGCCGCGCTTGAGGCGCTTGATGCCCTCGGCCTTGCGATAGCGGCGCTTGAATCCCGAAAGCACGCGGTCGTGCTCCTTGATGTTCTCGGCCATCAAGACGATGTTTCCCTTCGCGTTCTTGATGAAATAGGCATTGCCGCCGCGCATCAGCTCGGCGATCTGGGCCTTGAAGCGTTTCCTGCCGACCCGCCCGTGCAGCGGGATCAGCAGCCGGCCGGCGATCAGGCCGCCGCGCTCGTGCATGCCTGACCACGGAATGCGCGAGCCGACGTACAGCGCGGGCAGGCGGTTCGGATCTTTGTCGAGCACCTTGGCGGTGAAGCCTTTGAGGAAGGATTTCTTGATCACCGCCATCTGACCCGCGACATGGCCGCGTACATCCTGCTTGAGTTCGGTCGCCTCGCTGGCAATGGCGCGCGCCACCGCCTTCTTGACCTTGTCGCGGAACTCGCCGCCCCAGCGGCGCAGTTGCGCCTGGGCGGCGGCGCTATCGATTCGGACGGAGATGCGCACGGTCGGTGAGGGTGTCGAGGGTCTGGTCGAGCTGGCGGGACTCACCGCGCGTACCAATCGCAATGAGCGACAGGAGCCGCGCATCGCGGGCCGCGTCGCTTCTTGCCGTGGCGGCCACGAAGCCGCGCACCTGCGCCAGGGTGTAGTCGAGGATGTCGGGTAGTCGGTGACCGTGCTCGATCAGGTGTTGGATGGTGTCGAACCAGCCGCCTTCGCCTGAACTGCGGTGACCCTCGCGAACAGACCGTCGATCCTGGGGATCACCGTCCGGGTAAAAAAATCGGCGTTCACCTCGAGGACCTTGGCAGCCAGGAGGATCGCTTCATCGGCTGCCAGCTCGTCGACCCATGCGCGCGGCTTGCCTACCGCGATGGCGATGGCCGACAGCAGGTCATCGCCGCGTTCGCTGAACAGCGCGAGCCAGTCGATCTCGCCGCCGGTGAGATGCTGCATCACCGGCGTGATCGCACGCAGGAAGCCCGGCATCTGGCCGACCTTCAACGGCTTGATGGCCAGGGGCTCACCGTCGATGACCAGCTCCACGGATTGCGGAATCAGGGTTTCCAGATCACTCATGGCTCACCCCGGCTCAGAGCTGCACGATGCGGCCGAACTGGCCGAGTAGCGCGTCGAAGGGCTTGGTCGAGTCGGCCAGCAGCGAGCCCTCCAGCTCGAACTTGTTGTACTCGTCCGAGATGAAGGAGATCTCCTTCAGCGGATCGAACGCGACGCGGTAGAGCTCGACCAGCACCTTGGCATTGCCCTGTGCGGTGTTGACGCCTTCCAACCGCAGGTAACGCTCGGGCAGTGCCTGCGTGAAGATGCCGATCTCGGTGGCGACGCCGTAGGCGTAGCTGGCCTTGAACGGCGGCGTGAAGCCGGTGATCTCCAGAAACTGGAGGGCACCGAAATCGGTGTCGGCGGTGTAGTGGGTGCCCAGGGTCAAGGTGGCGGGCGTGCCGGCCGAATCCATCACGACCAGCGACGACACCTTGGGATGCGCGAGGAAGTAGCGGTCGCCCACGACCGGCGCGGCGCCACCTACCGGTTCGCCGGTCACCGTGCCGCCCGAGCCGGTGACGTGGTTGCCGTACAGCGCGAGGGCGAGGTTCTCCTTCGTGAACTCCTCGATAGTGAGGTTCACCGTGGCCGACTTTTGCTTGACCATCCGGTGGTCGAGCGAGCGCTGGCCTGTCTGGCTCTCGTAGTGCTCCAGCACGTCGGTCTTGAGCGAAAGCTTCAGCTCGGCCACGTTGCCGGGCGAGCGCACTTCGATAGGAAGGCCGGCGATGTCGCGCTTGCCGAGGAAGACGCGGCCTTGGAAACTGGCGTAGGTGCTCATGGCTTGGGTTCCTTGCGTTGGAGAGGTTTCGGTTCGGGTGTGGTGTCGGGGTTGGCGACAGGGGCGGCCGGCCCCGGCTTGGCGATGTCGTGCGCGATCAGCCAGTCGGCCGTGGCCACGTCCACCTCGATCCGGTCACCGGGCGCATAGGGCTTGCCCGCATGCGTGTGCGAGCGGGTCAGGACAAGTGCGGTCATGGGTGTTCATCCAAGGGTTGAAAGATCGTTGGCCAGCGTCCGGTACGTGATGCGGTAGCGCGCCGGCAGCGCCACGGCCACCGCATCGGCGTCCTCGATCTCCCATTCGGCATCGACTTCGCGCAGCCCCAAGGCCAGACCGCCGAGGGTGCCGTCCGTCATCAAGGCGGCGTGCGCTGCCGTGAGCAGCCTATCGGCCGCGGTCTCGGGGACGGCAGGCGGCACGGCGCGCGTGAGCGCCACGAGGCGGACAGTGAGTTCCCGCGTCACGCGGTCGTTGGCGCGTTCGGTGATGGCGTCGATTTCCGGAAACACCACCAGCGCCGGGCATTGCTCCCGGCTGATGGCCACCGCCGGCGAACGGTGCAGACCGGCCCCGAACGCCTCGGCCGCGGGCCGGACAGCCGCCGCCACCGCGAGCAGGATGCGCTCGCGGATCGAGTTGTCGGCCATGGGTCAGGCCCTCGTGAGGGTTGCGCGCATCTCGGAGCCGTCGCCCACGGCCCGGATGTCGCGCACCAGGAACGTTGCGCCGTCGATCTCGACCGCCTCACGGGACGCAAGACCGGTGAAGACGGATGCGGGGTAGGAGATCGCGTATTCGGTGCTCAGGGCCAAGCCGTCGAGCACCGTGCCATCCGGCGCGGCGAAGCCGACCGGATGGCTCTGCGGCGGCGAGCCGTCGGCGGGGCGCCAGAGGCACTCCTTCAGCAAGCCCGCATGGGCGGCTGCGTCGTAGATCTGTTCCACCAGACTCATACGCCACCCATGACGAGCTTGACCAGCAGCGCCGGGCGATGGCACAGCGGCAGCGGGTTCGACTGGGTGTGCAGATCGGTGCCCCGGTCGAATTTGCGCGGCTCCTGTTTGGCGTACAGCGGCAGTGCCACGGTGTTCGCGGTCTCGTTGAAGTCGGCGGGCGCGTAATAGGTGGCGAACGTGTCCATCGTGCCCAGCGGGAACGCATGGCCTTCGTCGGGCTCGATGAAGCGGCGCACGGCATTGCCGGGCGCGACGGCGCGGCCGCGATGCTCCTCGAAGGTGATGCCGGCGAAGGTGAAGCCGGCGCGCATGTCGGTGCGCAGCGCCTGCCCGTCCTGCCAGCGGTCGTAGGCAGCCTTCACCTCGTCGTGGCCGGTCAGCGCGTCGAAGAAGTCCTCGCCCACGAAGGCGTGCAGGCCGGTCATCCGCTCGCCCTGCAGGTTGTCCTCGACGTAACGGATGACGTCCAGGCAGGCCTTCTTGACGTCGAAGCCGTTGCCCGGATCGGCGATGTCGAAGGTGAAGGTCTTGGGCGTGATCTCGAACTCGTTGTAGAGGTCATAGATCACGCTGCCGTCGGCGTCGAGGATCTGGCCCTTGAGCGCGCCGAAGCGCAGGTGCTCCAGCGTGATCGCGTGCTTGTTGCGCATGGTCTGCAGGTGCTGCGCCATCACGCCGGCGACCGTCTGCAGTTCGGTCTCGGAGCCGAAGGCGCGGATGCCCTGGACCTCCTCGGGCAGGATCACGTCGTCGTGCGGGATGTGGGGGATGGTGAACGAGCGCACCTTGCGCTTGCCGCGCACGCCCACGGTGCCGGGAGAGCCCGGCGGCATGGTCGGCAGCAACGTGAGCACGCCGTTCTGCTCCTCGACGATCACCGAGCGGAAGCGCTGCGGCTTGTCGACAAACAGGCCCATCGCGCCCAGGCGGTCGTAGTTGTTGGGCAGCAGGTTGATGGCGGCGGTGAGCGCCGACATCGAGAAAGCAGGATTCTCGAAGATGTTCTGCATGGTCAGACTCCCTGGCGGACGAGGATGCCCAGCGCCTTGAGCTGGGCGATGGCGGCCTGCTGCTCGGCGGTGGTGATGCCGGTCGGCCACGAGAGCGCGTGGTCGGAGACGATGGCGTGCCGTGCCACCATCAGTCCGTCGTCACGCTCGGCCAGCGCCGCGTCACAGCGCTGCATCAGCACGCCGGCGGCAACCTGGCTGCCGTCGGTGGCAGACGGGTCGATCTGCTTGACCTTGCCGGTGGCGGTGATCATCCCGACCACGGCGCCCAGCGGCAGGTTCTGGCCGGCGGCCACGGTGACGCGGTCGCGCGAGTACAGGTTCGGGGCCTCGTACTTGAGCAGGTCGCCCAGGTTCAGCGATTCAACAAAGACGGGCATCTCAGATCTCCTTCTTCAGCGACGCGGACTTCGCCGCGAGCTGCTTTGCGGCCTCGAGCAGCGGGTTGTTGGCAGCGGATGCAGCGGCATCAGGTGCGATGCGAGTGACGATTTCCGGGCTGGCTTCCGCCTGTGCGGCCAGCAGTTGAGCACGCACCTTGGCCGGCGGGGTCCGGGCCTCAAGGAAGCCCGCGATCAGGTCGGCGCGGCCGGCGAGCGTGCAGGTCTGCGCGATCTCGATGGCGTCGGCCACCGCCATGGCGGCGGTTGCCGGTTGGGGAGGGCTGCCGGCAGGATCGGCAGCAGGCCGATCAGCAGCAGCGGGGTCGGTTCGATCATGCATGGGTGACTCCGTCTGGAGGTTGAGAAAAGGCCCCCGCGCGGCGACTGCCATCGGGGATGAGGAAAGCGATTCGGTGAGTTGCGACAGCGCGTCGTCGAAGGTGCCGACGGCATCGGCGAGCCCCGCAGTCACGGCGTCCTGGCCGAAGAACAGGCCCGCCTCGGTGGCCTCGATGGCCCGCGCATCGAGGCCGCGATGCCGGGCGACGGTGTCGACGAAGAGCCGGTAGACGCGATCCACCTCGGCCTGCAGCAGCGCGTGCGCCTCGTCGGAGATCGGCTCGTGCGGGTTGAGATCGTTCTTCCGCTCGCCGGCGAAGACAGCGGTGTAGCGCACACCGTCCTTCGCATCCTTGGCGGACTGGTCGACGTGCATCGCGATGACGCCGATCGAGCCCACTCCGCCGGTGCGCGAGACGAAGACCTTGCTCGCAGCCGAGGCCAGGGCGTAGGCGGCCGAGAAGGCCATGTCGTTGGCCACGGCCCAGACCGGCTTGACGGCGGCTGCGGCGCGAATGCGATCAGCAAGATCAAACACCCCGCCCGATTCGCCGCCCGGCGAGTCGATGTCGAGCAGGATGGCGTCCACCTGCGCACTCGCGACCGCCGCATCCAGTTGGGCTGCGAGTCCTGCGTAGCTGGCAAGGCCCGACTCAGCCTCCAGACCTACGGTGCGCCGCACCAGCGTGCCGTGAACCGGGATGACCGCGATCCTCTGCGTCGCGGCGGGTGCGGCACGCATGGGCGGCGCGAATCCGGGCGGTGCGGCAAGGTCGGCCACGCCGATGCGGGGGCCGAGCACGGCCAGGATCACGTCAAGTTTGGGGCGATGGATCGCCAGCGGCACACCGAACAGGCGTGCCGCCAAGTGCGGCAGCAGGGTCATGGAAGTCCTTCAGACAGTCGACGAGCTGCCGGTCTGCGGGGCGTCGGCAGCAGCGTTCGCGGTGGCAGAGCCACCGTCCTTCGAGGTGCGGCGCGGGTCGGAATCGAAAACCAGGCCAAGGTCGTCGGCGCGCCGGTTGTCGGCGGCGATTTCGCGATCCACGTCCTCGGCGTCGTAGCCGAAAGCCGAGATCGCTTCCGAGCGGCTCATCAGTCCCGCACGGATCGCGAGCAGCAGCGCCTTGAACTCCTTCTCGGGATCGACCCACTGCCAGCCCTGCGGAATCCACTTCACCTGCAGGTACTGGCGGCGGCGCGCCGGCCCGCCGCGTGCAAAACCGGGCGCCTCCAGCACACCGGCGAGCACGGCCTGCCTCATCCACGCCGCCCACACCGGGCGGCACAGCTGATGGACCAGCACCGAGTGCTGCACCATCTCGCAACGGCGGCGGAACTCCAGCAGCCCGGCGCGGATGGATGAGTAGTTCACGCCGGTGAGGTCGCCGGTCAGCTGCTCGTAGGTGATGCCGATGGCGGCGGCCACCGCGCGGAACTGCGTGCGCAGGAACTCGGAATACGAGCCGCCCACGTCGGCGGGGTCGGAGAACTTGATGTCCTCGCCGGGCTCCAGGATCTGCAGCGTGCCCGGCTCCAGCCCGGCGAGCGCGATGCCGTCGCCATCGGCGGCCCCTTCGCCCATCAGGTTGTCCTCGGGGTTCTGGCGGGTGACGAAGCCGGCGAACATCGCGGCGGTCTTCTTGCGCACCAGCTCGGCGTCGTCGTACTGATCTAGCTCGTTGAGCTTGACCAGGGCCCGCGAAAGCCAGGGTTCGCCCCGGATCTGGCCGGGGCGAAGGACGCGGTACAGATGGATGATCTCGCGCGCATCGACGCGCACCGTGTCCATCCCGCCCTGTCCTGACATCGGCGCGAGACGCCCGTCCTCGGGATGCGAGCGATACAGGTGGTAGGCCAGGCGCCGTCCCAAGCTGTCGAACTCGATGCCGGAGCGCACGACGTTGCCCGAAGGAAGATCGGTGTTGAGACTGATCGGCAGGTGCTCGGGCTCCAGCAACTGGAGCTGCAGGGGCACGACCAGACCATCTTCCAGGCGGCGTGGCCGCAGCCGGATCAGGCACTCGCCGCCTTCGAGCATCGCGCGGCAGGCCAGTGCCTGCAGGCCGTAGAAGTCGGTCTGCCCGGCAGCGTCCGCTTCCTCGGTCCAATCGCGCCACAGCGCCTGCACCTCGGCCTTGAAGCGCTCCTCGGGCGAGAGGCTTTGCGGCTTGATGCCGGTGCCGACCGCGTTCGCCACGAAGGCCTCGATGGCGGCCTGCGCCCATGCATTGCGGCGCACCAGGTCGCGGCTCTTGATGCGCAGTTCGGCGCTGGTTGCCAGCATCGCGGCCACCGCGCCCGGGTTGCCGGGCATCCACGCGAGCGAGCGGCGGCCACGGCCGGCGGCCTCATGCACCGGCGGTTGCCCGAACAGGCTTCGGATTCTGGAGAACCAGGCCATCAGAATCCCTTCGAGGTGGTGACCCGGATCTGACGCGTCGGGCTCTCGCCTGCATTGCGCGCAAGCTCGGCTTCGACGGTGCGGATCGCGGCCTGCAACTCCTCGACCGAGCGGTACTCGACCGTCTTGTCGCCGAAGGTGACGCGGCGCTCGCCGCTGCCTAGGGCGCGCTTGAGCGCGTCGAGCTGGGTGGTGGTGTAGGTCATGGATTCCTCATCGGGACAGCCAGCGGCTCTTGATCACGCGGCGGCCGGTTTTGCGGATGTCGGAAACGACGAGGCCACCGCTGTGGGTGGCCTCGTCCAGGTTCAATGGCTGTGGCGGGGACGGCTCATCCGGCGGCCGTTCCATCCCGAGTTGTCGCTCCAGTTCGCGCCAGTGGCGCTCCTCGAAGCGATCCAGTCCCGCCGCCGCTGCAGCCGCGCGGGCGTACACGTAGCAGTCGAGCGATTCGTTGCGCTCGCGCATCTTCTGCCACTCGCGCACCGGGAAGCCGTTGCGGTCGCGGCGCGTGATCAGTTGCTCGGCGCAGAGCTGCTGGATGAACTCCGCGTCGATCTTCGGCAGATGGACGAAGCCGGCCGGGTAAGCCACGGTAGTGCCATCCTCGGCCACCAGCGCGCTCTTGCGCAGGTTGTTGTAGAGCTCGAGCTTGGCGATGCCGACGGCGACCGCAAAGACCTTGATGCCCCGGCGCAGCTTCTTGCCCGCTTGGGAGACATCGACCGCCGTCGGCGTCCCGATCAGCGCCGCGCCGCGCGGCACACCCTTGACCGCCATCACGCGCGGATCGCGGCAGGCACGCACGAAGGCGTAGGCCTCTTGCGTGGCGAAGCCGGTGTCGAGCGCGAACCGGGCCAAGGGCATCGCGGCTCCCGACTCGTGGGTCCAGGTGTCGGCGATCAGCTCACCGAGGCGCTTCCACACCGTATCGCGCGCCGTGTCGCCCATCAGCACGCGGTGCTCGACGAGCCAGGATTCCTTGCCGCGCCCGAAGGCCCAGATGGACACTTCGATGCGATCCTTCTGCACGTCGGCGCCGCCGACAAGCAACAGGCCGCCCCGTGGCACCGATCCGATCCGGTAATCCTCGCGGCGCTCGATCAGCCGCTGCCAGTCGGGCGTTTCGCCTTCCTCGACCCACGTTTCGCCGAGCTCGGTATTCTTGAAGGTCTTGATCGCGGCGGCCGAGCCGGACTCCTTGCTGACCGCGTTCTCCCAGGCAGCCGCGATGTCGCGCCAGCTGCGCCAGCCGACCGGGCTGTAGAGCGAGGACAGGTGGAATCCTGCCGTCCTGGCGCCGTTCTCGGGTGCCATCGCGCGCCACTCTCCGTGCTCCAGCATCCACGTCTTGTGGTGCTCGGCAATCGCCGTGTCGCAGGATTCGCAGACATAGGCCGCTGTCTCCGGCTGCCCCTTGTCCCAGCGCAACTGCTCGAAGCGCAGCCACTGCCGGTGCGAGCAGTGCGGGCACGGCACGAAGTAGCGGCGCTGATCGCTCGCTTCGTACTCGCGCTCGATCGCCGACGCCCCCGAAATCGTGGGCGTGGAGACGATGAAGATCTTGCGCCGCGCAAAGGTGCGCGTGCGCGCTTCCGCCAGCGAGATCGCGTCGCCTTCTCCCTCGACGTCGAGCGGATAGCCGTCGACCTCGTCGAGGAACAGGTAGCGCACCGGCATCGAGCGCAGGCCCACGGCGCTGTTCGCGCCCGTCATTACGAGCACACCGCCACGGAACTCCTTGGCGAGGATGGTGTTGCCGGAGTCGCGTGAACGGGCCGGAGCGATCAGTTCGAGCAGAGCGGGCGACTCCTCGATCAGCGGATCGATGCGCTGCTTGGAGTTGCGCCTGGCCATCTCCACCGTCGGCCACACCGCCATCATCGGCCCCGGCGCGTGGTGGATCACGTAACCGATCCAGTTCGAGCCCATCTCGGTCGCGCCGAGCTGCGCCGCCTTCATGAACACCACACGCTCGACCGGCGAAGTCGGGGACAGGCAGTCCATGATCGCCTTGAGATACGGCGTGCGGCTGGTGCGCCAGCGGCCCGGCTCGGCCGATGCCTTGCTGGAGAGCACACGGTGGCGGTCCGACCACTCGGAGACGGTGAGCAGCGGATCGGGCGTCAGACCCTCGCGCCATGCGCGCTCGATCTCGGCAGCGCCTTCATACTCGAAGTCCATCAGTCCACCCGCGGGCGCAACTCGCCCAGCTCCTGCAGGTGCTCGCGCACGGCGGCCTCCAGCGCGACGTGCATCGTGTGCGGATCAACGCCAAGCCGAGCCGCCATCTGCGCCGAAATGCGCGCCGGCCAGTTGAGCCACGCATCGCGCTCGGCTCGCGCGAGCTTGAACACGTGGGCGATGGCTTGATTGCGGTCGACCAGCTCCCCCTTGAGGCGGGCGAGGCGTACTTTGTTCGTCTGCGCCTTCACCACCTCGTTGACGGTACGCGCCTGCAGCAGCGAAGCGCCACCCGTTGGCAGGGCCGCCGGGCCCTCACTCCCCATACCCGGTGCGTCGGGCACGGCGACCTTCGGCACCTTCGTGCGGGTGCCGGTATTGGGCGGTCCCGAGTTGCGGGCCCATTCGCGGTCGGCCTTCTCTGGATCGATGGTGCCGTCAGCCTCCGGCGTGATGCGTCCCGCGCGGATCGCCTTGTGCACGGCTGTATCGGTCACGCCACGGTGGCGCGCATAGGCGCGGATCGAGATTCCCATTCACTGATCAGTCGGCTGATTTGTTCAACTTCTTCGCGGCATTCGCTTGGCTTCCGTCGGAAACAGCGCGTTCATCACGTCACCCGATCAACCCACGCAAGGAGCAAGCGATGACCACCATCCAACTGACACCCGCCCAGCATGCAATCGTGGCCTATGCCATCGAACACACCGACGGCAAGATCGTCTGGTTCCCCGACAACGTCAAAGGCGGCGCCCGCAAGAAGGTGCTGGACGGCCTTTTCAGACGCGCGCTGATCACATCCATTGGTGCCGACTGGTTCGTCGCCGCCGAAGGCTACGACGCGATGGGTTGTCCCCGGCCCGCCCCCGCTCCGGTGGAACCGGATGAGGAACTGGAGGCGGCCGTCTCCGCCGCCGAGGCGACCTGGGCGCAACGGCGCTCCGACGCCAAGCCCCGCACGCGCGAAAACGAGCGTAGCGAAGTTTCGCGAGGCGAAGCCGAGAGGGTGCGCAGCATCCGGCAAAACAGCAAGCAGGCCGAGGTCATCCGCATGCTCAAGCGCCCGGAGGGCGCAACGGTGCGCCAGATCTGCGAAGCCACAGGCTGGCAAGCGCACACGGTGCGCGGCACCTTCGCCGGGGCCTTCAAGAAGAAGCTCGGGCTGGTCCTCGTCTCCGAGAAGCTTGACGGCGGCGAGCGCGTCTACAGGATCGTCGCGGAAGACGTAGCCGCCTGATCAAACGCCAGGCCATCCGCCTCGCGGGTGGCCTGCTTGCCGGTCCAGTCCTGCCAGCGGCGCACGATCACATCGACATACTTCGGGTCGAGCTCGATCAGTCGCGCGACGCGTCCTGCCTTCTCGGCCGCGATCAGCGTGGTGCCGGAACCGCCAAAGGGGTCGAGCACCACGGCACCGGGGCGACTGGAGTTGCGGATGGCCCGCTCGACCAGTTCCACTGGCTTCATCGTCGGGTGGAGGTCATTGCGCTGCGGCTTCTTGATTTGCCACACATCGCCCTGGTCGCGGTCGCCGCACCAGTGGCGCTGCGCGCCCTCGGGCCAGCCGTAGAGGATCGGCTCGTACTGGCGCTGGTAGTCGGCGCGCCCCAGCGTGAAGGTGTTCTTGGCCCAGATGATGAACGTCGACCAGTGCCCGCCAGCGGCACGGAAGGCCGCCTGCAGCGTGTCCAGTTCGCTCGACGACATCGCCACGTAGATCGCGCCCCGGCAGTTCGCGACCGTCGGCGTCAGGGCCGCCAGCAGGAAGTCGTGGAAGCCGTCACCCAGGTTGTCGTTCAAGATTGCCCGATCCTTACCACGCATCTTGTCCTTGGCGCTGTTCGCGTAGTTCACGTTGTATGGCGGATCGGTGAACACCATGTCCACCGGATCGCCTGCGAGCAGGCGCGCGTAGCTGTCGGCCACGGTCGCATCGCCGCACAACAGGCGGTGCGGGCCGAGCAGCCAGACGTCGCCCGGTCGCGACACCGGCGTCTCGCTGACCTCCGGCACCACGTCGTCGTCGGTCTGCCCCTCGTTGGCGGGCTCATCGCCTGCCAGCAGATCGGCCAGCGCGCCGGCATCGAAGCCGGTCAGATCCAGGTCGAAACCCTCGTCCTGGAGTGCTTTCAGTTCGACGCGCAGCAACGCATCGTCCCATCCGGCGTTCTCGGCGATCCGGTTGTCCGCGATCACCAGTGCGCGCCGCTGGGTTGGGGTGAGGTGATCGAGCACGACCACCGGCACGATGTCGAGCCCCAACTTCTGCGCGGCGGCAAGACGCCCATGGCCGGCGACGATCACGCCGTCGCTGCCGGCGAGGATCGGATTGGTGAATCCGAACTCGGCAATCGAGGCGGCGATCTGCGCGATCTGTTCGTCCGAGTGTGTCCGCGCATTGCGGGCGTAGGGGACGAGCTTGGCGGTCGGCCACTGCTCGATCTTGTCGGCAAACCAGGAGTTGGTCATGCGACCACCTCCGCTTCACGCTCACGCTCGGCCGCCACCTCGGCGAAGGACTGACCAGAGGCAAGCAGCGTCACCGCCACGTCCGGATGGTTTTGCTGGAAGCGCTTGATCGCGACATCGACATACTCGGGCGCGATCTCGACGCTGCGGCACACGCGGCCGGTGCGCTCGGCGGCGAGCATGGTCGTGCCGCTGCCGCCGAAGGGCTCGAACACCACAGCGCCTTCGTCCGAGTACGCCTCCATGACGAACTGCGGCAGGGCCACCGGAAACACGGCCGGGTGGTCGATGCCCTTGCCGATCTTGCCCTTGTGCCGCATCACGCGGATCACCGAGTCGGGGATGCGTGTGTCCTGCGTGGGCAGGCCCGCGTGCGTCCAGCCGCCCACCTCGCCATCCTTGTTGCGCATCGCCGTGGACGATCCGTCTGCCCGCAGATGGCTGTCTTGGCCCGCGTGCTTGCAGGGCACGATCTTGTTGGGCTTGCGGCTCTGTCGGTTGAAGTGAAAAACGAACTCGAAGCTCGGTGCGAAGCGTCCCGCCCAGTCACCCGGCATGCCGGGTCCTTGGTCCCAGACGTACCAGGCGAAGCGCCGCCAGCCCTGGGCGCGCATCCAGCCGAGCCACGCATCCCAATACGGAATCACCTCGTTGTCGCGGTGGATCAGTCCGAGATTGACCAGCACCTGGCCGTCCTCGGCCATCGGCAGATGGCCGAATACACCGCGCATCAGCGCGTCCCAGTCGGCGATGCCGCCGGTGGTGTAGTCACGCTGGTTGCCGTACGGCGGCGAGGTGAAGCAGAGCTTCGCCCGCTCGCCCCGCATGAGCGCCGCGACCACGGCCGGATCGGTGGCGTCTCCGCAGATCAGTCGATGCGATCCGAGGCACCACACGTCGCCTGGGCGCGAGACCGGAACGACGGGTGCGTCGGGCACATCGTCGGTCGTATCGTCCTTGCCGGCGTCGGCCTCGGCGCTGGTGTCCTCGTGCGGCTGCGGCTCCGACAGGAAGGCTTCGATCTCTCCATCGTCGAAGCCGGTCAGCGCGAGGTCGTAGCCGGCGTCGGACAGTTCGGCCAGTTCGAGCGCCAACAGTTCCTCGTCCCAGCCCGCCTCGAGCGCGAGACGGTTGTCGGCGAGGACGAGCGCGCGCTTTTGCGTCGGCGTGAGGTGCGCCAGTTCGATCACCGGCACTTCCGCGAGTCCCAACTTGCGCGCGGCCGCGAGCCGCCCGTGGCCCGCGATGATGCCGTTGTCGCCATCGACGAGGATCGGGCTGGTCCAGCCGTACTCGACGATGCTGGCCGCGATCTTGGCGACCTGCGTCTCGCTGTGCATGCGCGGATTGCGCGCGTAGGGAATCAGCGTCTCGACCTTGCGGTATTCGACGTTGAGCGTGTTCAGAATCGGTTCCTCGGAAGACAAGCGCAGCGCCGTTTCGGCGCAGCCAAAAAGAAAACCCGCCGACGGAAAGCCGTGGGCGGGCTCGTGACGTGTGCGGACAGGGGCGGGGGTGCAAACTGCAAACCCTGCAAACCTCGGTTTGCAGTCGGACGCTAGGCGAATGCCGCGCTCGCGCCCCCCGCATCGCGATTTCGTCAGGAAGGACCCCTTTTGCCTTGGGCCGTCTTCGCTGCCTGCACCGCTGTCCAGAAGATAGCGGAAATACTACCCCGACCGGGCTGTTTTGTTGCGGGGTTGCCGAGCGTCGAAACGGACAGGCAGGGCAAGGCGAGGACAAATGCGGCAGGCGTTACCCTAAATTGCCCAGGATTTTGGGAAGCATTCCGTCAGCGAGGTGTGTCATCGCCGGCGCGCATCCACGCGGGGATATCCCGCATACCATGCAGCACGCGCCAGACGTCGATATGGTCGTCGCGCTCGACGTAGAACACGATGTGCGGATAGCGCTTCAGCGGCCAGCTGCGCAGGCCGGGCAGGTCGAGTTCGTGCGCATAGCGGGGGGAACCCGTCGTGGGGTGCCGGCCAATGTGGCTGTAGGCCTGCTCCAGGGCATCAATGAAGCCGAGCGCAGCCTGCTTGGCGTCTTCGCTCAGGTAGTAGCGGATTGCTTCTTCGACATCCTGCGTGGCCAGCGCCCTGGGAATGACGGGCTTGGCCTTCATCCCCGGGCAGTCCGCACGCGGGCTCGCAGCGAATCGAAGTAGTCGCTATCGGCGGGGGCGGTTGGTGCCGAGGCGGCGCCCGCCAGCAGCAAGCCGCGCAAGCGCTGGCGATCCTGATCCTTGCGGATCAGTTCGCGCACATACTCGCTGCTGGTGCCGTAGCCGCGTTGGCTGACTTGCTCATCGACAAAGGCCTTGAGCGCGTCGGGCAGGGAAATATTCATCGTACTCATGGCTTCATCGTAGCCGCTTTGGCAAAATTTGGCAAACCCTTCTCGTTCAGCCGTGCCGCCACGATCTCCAGCGCCTTCTGCCAGCGCCGCCACGCCGTCGTGCGGTCGCAGGCGAAACGGATGGTGATGTCCCTCCAGCCGTAACGCTTGGCGCGCATCCACACGAGGTGACGCTGCTCGACTTCCAGCCATTGCACCCAGCGCATGGTCTCCAGCATCCGGTCGATGGCCTCGGGGCTCGGTGGGAAGGGGCGGTAGACCTTCTCGTCGGCTGCGAAGGCCTCCCACTCCTTGCGCACGAAAGCCGGCCACGTGTTGAAGTAGCCCTGCACACGCACGGGAGGAAGGCGGCGTCCTGTGGTGGCGGCTTCCTCGAAGCGTGCCGCCACGTCGTCAATCGTCCACTCAGCCATGATTCGTCCCTCCCTGGCCGTACAGCCGTTCGCCGATGCGTCGCACGATTTCACGTTCGATGAAATCCAGACGTTCGTCGAAGGCGTTGACCACCAGGATGTGCTGATCGCGCCAACCCCGTTGCTTGATGGCGTCCAGGTCGGTGGTGTCGGGTTGCAGCCGACCGAGGGGGCAGCGGTATCGCGGTGTCGGAATCTTCACCTCACACCTCCTGCCCGTCGTCGTGGTTCTGGATGGCCCAGAGCAACAGGGCCAGGGCGTCGGCTTCGTTGTCGTCGGACGGTGCGTGACCGCGCGCGCGGACGGAGGCGATCACGCCCTCCTTGCCGGCATTGCCCTTGCCGGTGGCGTGCTTCTTGATCGTGCCGACCGGGACGCCCTGGTACGGGATCTGGTGGTGCTCGCACCAGGCGGTGAGCGTGGCGAGAAACCCGCCATAGGCGTGCGCCGCGTCGGTCGAGGCGTGGCGACGCACCTCCTCGAAATACAGCGCGCCGATGCCGTCTACATGACCCTTGAGTTCGGTGAGCCAGCGCTTGAACCGGAGGAAGCGCATGCCGCCGCCTTCGAAGCGTTGGGGACGAAAGCTCTCGGAGCCGCTGGTGATGTGGCCGTCGCCGCCGCGCAGCGCCCAGCCGGTCGTGGTGCCCAGATCGAGAGCAAGAATCGTCGTTGTCATCGTTGCAGTCCTTCGTTCGTGTTCTCGTCCGGGTGACCGACGGTGACCGGTTTGTGGATTGGGCGTTACGCCTGCGCGCACGCACGCGCGTAAAGAGATTCAATCCCTGGGCGGGTCACCTTCGGTCACCGCGGGTCAGTCATCGCGGTACGGCAAGCGCGTGCCGTAGTCCCTTGGTTTGAGCGATAGGCCTGCGAGGCCTTTGACGCCACCGTGCAGGCGCGCGCGACCGAAACCCCGATTGGCAAGCTGCTGCGCCAGCCAGCGACTGGTGCCCACATACTCGCCGCGCCGCGTGGCCCACTCCTGCCAGCGCTGGAACACGTCGGCCACGGCCACGCGGGCCTGCTCAAAGCGCTGCGCTTCCTCGTCGAGGAAGTCGCCGATCGCGTCTTCCTCGTCGAAATACTCCTCGGTGGCCGACACCACGCTGGCGGGGGGATTCAGCCCGTCGCGCTGCCACGCCAGGCAGCCTTCGACCGCCCACGCGAGGATGCCGTCGCGCTCGGCCAGCAGCTTTTCGGTGAGCTGACCATCGCGCTTCTCGGGCGGGATCGTCACCGTGAACGGGATCAGGTGCAGCCGGCGCTTCATCGCCTCGTCCACGTTGCGGATGGCGGGCTTGTGGTTGCCCGCGATCACCAGCTTGAACTGCGGCAGGTACTCGAAGAAGTCCTGGCGCATGAAGCGTGCGGACACCTTGTCGCCGCCGGTGATGGCCTTGACCTTGGATTCGTTCCAGCGCCGGCCCTGCTCGGTTTCGATGGAAGACACGAAGCGCGCGCCGCGCAGGCCGGCGAGGTCGGTCGGATGGCGATCGCCGCGCGCTTCCATGAAGGTGTCCATCGGTGCGCTGGTGGCGTAATCGCCCAGGATCGTCGCCAGCGTGTTCACAAACACCGACTTGCCGTTCGCGCCCGTGCCATAGAGGAAGAACAGCGCGTGCGCGCTGGTCGCGCCCGTGAGGCAATAGCCGACCATCCGTTGCAGGTAAGCCTGCAAGGCGGTGTCGCCGCCGGTGATGTCTTCGAGGAACGCGCGCCAACGCGCGCAGTCACCGTGCGGCGTGGCGGTGGCCAGCTTGGTCATGCGCTCGCGCCGGTCGTGCGGCTTGATGCGGCCGGTCTTCAGATCGACGATGCCGCTCGGCGTGTTGAGCGCGAACAGGTCAGCGTCCCATTCCTCGGAGGTGGAGGCGTGCCGCCGGTCGGTGCGGGCGAGGCGTTCGACGCCGCCGACCGTGCTGCTGGCCGCGAGCTTGGCCGCCAGCCGATGCGAGTCGGCCTTGAGCGCGGCCTCGCGGCAGATCGCGCGGATCAGGTGGTGAACGAGCAAGGTTTCGTCGGCCTGCCAGCGGCGACCGTCCCAGACCAGCCACTTGCCCCAGGCCGCGCAGTAGCGCCAGTCCTCGGCGTAGCGCGACGTGAAGGCCAGCGCCAGCGCATCGTCCGTCGCCCAGACGGAAGGCTCCTGCGTCGGCGTGACGCTGGCGGGCTTGATGCTCATGCGCGGACCAAAGGCAAGGAAGCCCGCGACATCGAAGCCCTCGGCCACGGCGTCGGCCGCGTCCCAACCCTCGGACCGGTCGTCGGGCGGCAGCAGCACGTCGCAGGACATGGCTCCGACGGCAAGTGCCGCCTGCGCAGCCGCCATCGCATACTCCCAGCCCGGCTTGTCGCGGTCGGGCCAGATCAGCACGGCCTTGCCCGCCAGCGGTGACCAGTCGGTCTTGTCCACGGGCGCGTTCGCGCCGTGCATCGCCGTGGTCGCCGCGACGCCGATGTCGATTAGCGCCTGCGCGCATTTCTCGCCCTCGACCAGAACGACCGTGTCGGCGGCCACGAGGCCCGGCTGGTTGTAGAGCGGGCGCGGCTCGGGCGGCGCCATCTTGCGGCGCCTGGCGTCCCAGGGACGGAACTCCTTCTTGCGCCCGGGCGGGTCGTAGCGATAGACGACCGCGATCAGTTTGCCGGCGGGGTCAAAGTAGTCCCACTTGGCCGTGGCCGGGCCGAGTCCGTCCACCGGCGGCGCCGATCTGGCCTTGCGTGGCGGCGCCGGATGCGCGCGTCCGACCAGATCGGCGGCGACGTCGAGCACGCGCGGGAAGTCGGCGTGGACGTCTGCGCCAAGATGCGCCGCGATCAAGCCGAAGATGTCACCGCCATCGCCGGTGGCGCGATCCGTCCAGAGACCAGCTTTCTCGCCGTCGAGCACGACTTCCAGGCTGTCGCCAGGGCTGCCGAGCACGTCGCCGATCAGGAACTTGCCGCCACGCTTCTTGCCTGCGGGGAGAAGAGCGAACAGCACCGATTCCAGGCGGGCGAGCAGTGCGGCGCGAATCTCCTCGCGGCGGGCCTGGCGGTCTTGTGCCTCGGGTTGCGGGATGTCGTTGAAGTCGATCATTCGGCCTCCCCGGCAGGTGTGTCCTCTTCGCGGGCCTCGCGCCCTTGAACCGCGGCGCTGCGGGCGGCCCACGCGGACAGTTCGGACAGCCGATAACGCACCAGTCCGCCCAACAGGTAATGCGGAATCCGGTACTTGCTGCGCATCGCGTGGTCGGCGAACCAGTAGTAGGGCAGGCGCAGCGCGGCGGCGGCCTGCTTGGCGTCGATCATCGGCTCGCCCACCATCTCGCTGACGGCGGTCAGCGTTCGTTCATCGTTGTTCTTCATGTGTCATACCCTCCAGCACCGGTCCTGCCACGGGCACATCCGGCATTCGAAATGGGTGGGTTCGGAGAACGAGCGCGGTAGCAGCTCGCCGGCTTCGGTCGCGGAGATGACCTTCACAGCGCGGTCGGACATGCGCTGCGCGAGCTCGGCGTCGAAGGGCACGAGCTCGGCGTAGATCTCCATCGTGTCGGCGTTCACCGCCGTGAACAGTGCCGGGTGCTCGTGCAGTTCGAGATAGGCCTGGTAGAGCGCGACCTGCGCGGCGTAGATCGGGCGGGCAGACGCCAGCCGGTTCTTCTCCAGCTCGCGCCAGGACTTCGCGCCCAGGCACTTGTTCTCCCACAGTGCCGGGTAGCCGAAGCCCTCGGGGCCGCCGACGATGACGCCGTCGACGTGACCCTGCAGTCGGCCGTCCAGCGCGATGAAGCCGAACTGCTCGCCGTCGGCCTTGCGCGTGCGCAAGTCGAAGCCGGCATCACGCAACCACGTCACCATGCAATCCTCGATGACGTGGCCGCGCTCGAAGATGCGCAGCATCCGGCCTTCGGTTTCCCGGCCGGGGTCGACCGGCGCCTGCGCGTACTCGTACTGCAGCACGCGCTCGCAGCTGGCGCCCAGCCGCGAGGCGCCGAGGTATTGCCGCGTGCCTTGGAGGGAGCGCGCAAGCTGCATCCCGAGGTCCACCAGCGCTGTGACCTGGCCGGACAGGCTGGCCGAGGAGTTGAAGTCCATCACGGCTTCACCTCCCACGGCAGATCGTCCTTCATGTCGGCGAAGGGATCGCTAACCGGGTTCGTGAGCCCCCGCACCGGCGGGTACTTGGTCGCCTCATGGTGCTCGACCATCGCTTCCGTGTAGCAGGTGACGATGGCGTCGATGACCTGCAGCGCTTCGGCCTCGGAGTAGTCGCCCAGGGGCTTGCCGAAGCCGATCTCGCCGGCCGCCTCGCCGAAGGCCTTGAGGCACTTCTTCATCGCGGCCAGCTCGACATCAGACGGATCGATCATGGCGACCTCCTCGATGTCCGCACGGCCTTCCTTCACCCGCAGCCAGTTGCCATAGAGCGCGTGGAACGCCTCCTGGCAGCGCCGCGAGCAGAACACCCAGTCGATGGGGTAGCGCCGGGGATCGCCGACACCGTGGCGGTTGTCGGTGTGACCGAAGCCCCGGGCCTGTCGTTTGCAGACCCAGCATTTGCCGCTCATTGCATTCGCTCTCGCCTTCGGTTTCGCGAAACTTCGCTTCGCTCATTTTCATCGCCCCTCCTCACTGCGCCCAGGCCGGCTTTCCGGGCACGGCGGGACGTTGAGCGGCCGCAGGGGCGGGCATCACGCGCGACGGAATGGCGGCGGCCGGTGCGCCCGAGCTACCGCCAGGTGTCTTGGGCGGCAGGCCCATCACACGCGCGTAGTCCGGTTGATCGGGCTCGACCGCCAGCTTGACGACGTTCCGCAGCTCGCCACGGGCGTCCTTCTCGATGTCGATGCGGGCGACGAACTCGATGCCGTCCAGCTCGTGGAAGCCTTGGATGCGCCGTGCGGCGGCGGCTTGCGGCGAGTTGTCCTGGGGCAGCACGTTGCGCGCGCTGTTGAGCGCGGCGCGGATGAAGCTGCGGCCCATGCTCGCCCAGGTCTGGCCCTTGGGGCTGTGCAGCCCCACGTTCGACCAGAGCTTGCGTTTGGCGTACTCGCCCTCCAGCACCACGAACTCGCAGGCGAGATAGATCGACCCGGTGTCGAAGCTCTGCGTGGCGTAGCCGCCCGTCCAGCCCTGGGCCGGATCGTCGTAGCCACCGGGCTTGATGGTCATGCGCACGCGGGCGACGGTGCCCTTGGGGATGAGGTCGAAGCTCTGCTGTTGTTCGGCGTCGTTGAAATCGTTCCATGCGGTCATGGCTTACTCCTTGGATGTCGGGATTCGGGTGGCGGCGGCGCACTTGTCGATCAGCGCGCGCAGGTTCGGCGGCTCCAGCAGCTCGAGCTGGCCGGAGCGGTCCTTGGCCGGGTAGCCGTAGGGATTCAGGGTGTGGGTGACGAAGGCGCGGTAGGCGCTGCCGTCCTCGGCCTTGATCTCGGCGAGCGTCACGACCTCGTCGACGATGCCGGGCAGCTCGGCGGCGGTCTTGGCACCCTCGATCTGCGGCACGAACACCTTGCGGTTGAAGTCGTCGATGCGCTCGTCGAGGATGGCCACGAACACAACGTGCTTGCCGCGCGCGTGCTGCAGGTGCGTGAGAGCGGTCAGCATCTCGGTGCCCAGCAGGCCGTAGGCGCCGCGGGTGTCAGGCTTGCCGGTACGCTCGCTGAAGGACTGCGGCTGGGTCTTGGCCCAGATCAGGGCCAGGCGCGCGAGCACGGTGATGCTGTCGACGAAGTAGGTGTCGTACTTGGCCAGTTGCGCCGGGTCGCCGTAACGCTCGCAGACGTGCCGGTAGTGCGCCTCGGAGAACGGCGCATCCGCGGGCAGCGCCGGGTTCGGGCCGGCGAGGAACACCACGAGGTCGCGGAATTCGGGCCAGGTGGTCGGGCGCACGCAGTCGCCGTGCCAGTCCTTGACCGCGAGATCGCCGGCCTCGAGATCGACGAACAGCGTCGATCCTTCCGGCAGCGTCTTGAGCTGGCTGGTCTTGCCGATGCCGCTCTTGCCCAGCAGCACGAGCTTGACGCCCTGCTTCTCGCGCAGCCGCTGGTCGGCGGTGATGATGGGGAGTGCCATCACGCCACCTCCTTCAGCTGCTCGACGACCGCCGGATTCCAGAGGATCTGGTAGCCGCTGTGGCCGTTGCGCGAGTACGGCATGGCCTCGGCCCAGGCTTCGCCCGCCTCGGTGAGCTCCCACTCGTCGCGCTTGTTGCGGAATTGCAGGCCGGTGGCCGCCAGCAACTGGTTCGTCGCCTTGGCCGAGCGGTTGATCAGCTTGCCGAGCTGAGTCGCGTTGAGCGAGCAGATCGGTGCATTGGCGGCGGGCAGCGCGCGGCGCAGCGTCTCAACCGCGAGGCCGGTGTTCTCCTGGATGCAGGTCAGCGTTGCGGCCATCGCGATACCGGCCTTGACGCCCGGCACCTTGGCCACGGCCTCGCCGATCAACAGGATCGACGACACGCGGTCCTGCGTCGGCACGGGGAGAGCCGGCAGCGTGGCGCCTGCGGCATACGCCCCGGTCTTGCGGATGGCCGGCAACACCTCGTGCGTGACCCAGCGCTTGAAGCGCTTGGCCTCGGGCTTGCGGCTCTTGAGGATCGCCGAGTAGAGGCCGGACTCGTTGATGACCAGCATCTCCTGATTGCCGGAGGGGGTACGCACAATCTGCGTACCTTTCTCGTCGTCATCGAGCGAGCGAGTCATGTCGCTGGCCATGCGGTATTCGAGGGACTGGGCGACATCAGCCGCAACGAACCACGGCTCGCCCTGGGCATCGGTGACGACACGGACCGGACGGCCCTCGAAATCAAACGGAATCAGTTCGGTGCTCATGGATCAGTCCTCCGAGATGAGGGCCAGCCGGAACGACGGCTTGCCGGGCTTGACGGTGCGGGCGGCCTCGAACTGCGCGCGCAGCGCCGCAGGCCAGTTGTTGAAGCGGGATTCCGAGACGGAGAACTCGATGTCGAGGTAGTCCTCGACCTTTTCGCCGGAGGCGGCAATGCGCCGGGCGATGGCCGCGAGCTGCTCCTGGTCCCAGGACACGCGCTTCGGAATGTCGACGGTTACGCGCAGCGGGCCGTCGCTGAGGTGGATGACGCCGAAGTCCTTGCCGGCCGCAAGGCGCGCGGCGCGGGCCTGTTCGCCATAGGCGGCATCGAGCGCGGCGTCGAACTTGGCGCGCGCCTTCTTCAGCCAGTCGAGCGCCTCGTCGAGGTTGCGACTGATCTCCTGCTTCTGCGCCGGCGGCAGCGAGGCCAGGTCGCTGACCGACATGGCGGCGAGGTCAGCCGGGAGGATGGTGAGATTCGTCATGGCCGCCCCCTCACTGGTACGCCCGGGCGAAGGTCGAGTAGCGCGAGACGCGCCGCTCGAAGGCCTCGACTTCGGCGATCAGGTAGGTGACGCGCGCCCCGAGCTTGCAGAAGACGGGGCCGAGCTGCTCCTGGCGCCAGCGGCGCAGGGTTTTGACGGAAAGCCCCCAGCGGGCGGCGAGCTCGTTCTCGTCAAGGGCGATGCGCGTGGCACCGTCCGAGCGGGGCCGGCTGGGTTTCCGGCCGGATTGAACAGAAGGGACTTGGTTTTGCATTGCGGGACTCCTCTTGTTTGGGAGTCCCTATTGAATTGCTCCACGCTTTGGGCTTGCGCGAGCGCGTTTTGGGCGCCGATGAGCCGAGCTCGTCGGGGCAAGTGCAACCCCTGAACGGCTAAGTCGTTGATTCGCAATGCTTGCGCCGCGCCGTTTCGGTTATTGCGATTTCGGATATTTCGTTTATAATGGCTTCAGACCAAACTTTGACCCGACGAGGAGAGCCTCATGAACACTCCCGCCATCCCGAAAACGTTGCCTTCGGCCGAGGACATCGCGCTCGCCCGGGAATCCGGGCGCGTGCTCTCGACCGTGCTCCAGACCCGTGCCGAAACCCAGCAGATCGACTTCCATGACGAAAAGGGCGCGGTGCGCACCGTATCGATCCCGACTTCGGCGTTGCGCCTGCTGCTCGACGTCCTGACCGAGATCGGCCAGGGCAACGCCGTGTCGATCATCCCCATCCATGCCGAGCTGACGACGCAGGAGGCTGCCGACGTGCTCAACGTCTCGCGCCCCTTCCTCGTCCAGTTGCTGGAGAAAGGCGATATCCCGTTCCACAAGATCGGCACGCATCGCCGCGTGCGCTACCAGGACGTGATCGCCTACAAGAACCGGATCGACGCCGAGCGCCGCAAGGCGCTCGATGAACTGGCGGCCCAGGCCCAGGAACTCGGCATGGGGTATTGACTGGATGAGTTCGCACTTCACCGTCGTCTATGACGCCTGCGTGCTCTATCCGGCACCCCTGCGCGACCTGTTGATGCATCTGGCGCTGTCGGATCTGTACCGGGCGCGCTGGAGCGACATGATTCACGATGAGTGGACGCGCAACGTACTGGTCAGCCGTCCCGATCTCACTCAAGACCAGCTGAACCGGACGCGCCAGCTGATGAACGCCCACGTCCGGGATTGTCTGGTCACCGGCTTCGAGTACCTGATTCCCTCGATCGATCTGCCCGATCCGGACGACCGCCATGTGGTGGCGGCCGCCATCCACTCCGGGGCCAGTCTGATCGTGACCTTCAATCTCAAGGACTTCCCGCCCGAGGCGCTCAGGCCCTACAACCTCGCCGCCCAGCATCCGGACGACTTCATCGTCGATCTGCTGGATCTGCATCCGGCAGGAGTGCTGGAGGCTGCAGCCAGCCACCGGCGATCACTGAAGAACCCGCCCAAGACGGCGGACGAATACCTGGACACCCTGCTGGCGCAGGGGCTGACGCAATCGGTGGCGGTGATGCGCCAATGGATCGTGGCCATGTGAACGGCCAAGGGAGAAAGCATGGGCAAGAAGACCCTGACCAACTCGCACTGCCTGCTGGAACTGACCGAGAAGGCGCAGGCAGGTGTCCTCAAAGCCTTCAGCGGCCTGCCCGAATGCCAAGCGCTGGCCCGCGGCTTCGACTGGTCGCGGGATGATGGCGCGCTTCCGGCGGCCCTGGTCGAACGCATCAAGCATCTCCGCAAGGAACAGCGTGATCCGGCCGAGCGCGAGGCGCTGCGGGTGCTGCGTCTCGCGTCGCCGCGCGGTGCGGCCATCCTCGCCACCGTCGCCGAACAGCTCAACGACAGCGATCTGATCGCCCTGTTCCTGTCGCAAGACGGCTGCGAGATCGGCCGCTCAGTCTGGATGCGTACGCACTCGGATGAGTCTGCGCGGCTGTTCGACGTTGCCGAGTCGATCCTGAACACCGGCGACCTTCGCGGCAACAAGCGGCTGCACGACGCATTCGATGTGCCTTGTGACGACGCGCCCCCATTCATCTGGAGCGACTCCGTCAAGAAGGAGCTGGAAACCCATCTCACGACAGCGATGCGCCTGGCGGAGCCCTGCGAGGTCATCCATGTCCCGCTCGCCGATGAGGCTAGGGACGGCGAGACCAAGACCGTCCACTACTTGGTGGTCCGCTTTGCCGGCGAGCAGGTCACGGCGGTGCAGGTGATCAACCGCAATCGCCGCAGCTTCTGCTACTTCCCGGCACGTGACGCCACGCTCATCTACGCGCCCCATCGCAAGATGGTCGAGGTCTACGCGCACACGCTCTCCACCCGGGCGCCGTTGGCGAACGTGCTGTCCAAGCACGGTTTCAAGATGCCGTTGTCGAACCGGCCGCTGGACCGCTCCCGCTATGACCTGTCCCGCTTCGCGCGACCGCTCAAGGACGAGAAGCCTCGCATCGACGGCGCGAAGGTCGAGCATCTTTATCTGATCGAGGCCAAGGCTCTGCTTGGTCACGCCACGGACGCCGTCACGCTGCACATCGACAGCGGTGCAGAGCTGCATGAGGTGATCGACGAGCGCTGGGGCAACCATCCCTTCGCGCAGCCCGGCGCCTTGCTCGGCGTGACGCTGGTCGCCGACCTCGTGTTCGAGGGCGAGACGAGCGTCACGCCCCTGTCCATCGTGCTTGCCGAGCCGGGGCGGTGCAGCCTGTCCGGTGAGAAGGATCAGCGCCTGCGCCGTGTCGGGATGCAACTGCTCGAGGCACTGGGTGTGCGCAAGCCCTTGCACCCCGGCTCGGGTGTGGACGATCCGAACCTGATCGCCCAGGTGGCCAGGCTGCTCGAATGCGCGACCAGTCCGCTGGACGGCTTCGCACTGGCCAAGCTGGGCATCGACATCGACCGCCTCGAAGACGAGGGCATCCTCACCGAGGGGGAACGGATCACGGAAACGGTCGTCCAGTTGGACGATGGTGCACCCTTCACGGTGAAGCTGGAGCGTTGCGCCGACCTGAATCAGGTGCGCTACCGCGACCCGCTGACGGGGATGGACGTCGTCCTGCCCGCCAAGCTGGCACGTCGCTGGAAGGTGCAACTGAACTGGCTGCGCGAGGAGATCATCACCGCGCTCGGGTCGGCCTTGAAGGGCGTACGTGGCAGGCACCTCGACGACGAACCCGTGTTCCTCGGGGAGATGGACATCGATGGACACGCGGTCGCGCTGTACTTCGCTGCGAAGATGTCCAGTGAACGGCAGTACGCCAGGGTCGACGCCGCACTGCGTCTGCGCCCGCGCGCCGTGCCGGGCATCGTGCTCACCACCGCCTCGATCCCGTTTCCGTTCGCGGGAACCAACGTGGTGATCCCCATCGAGGATGTCCTGTCCGATGGCGGTGACGGCTCGGCCATCGACACGACGCGGCTGAAGGTGGCCTACCGGCACGGGCAACTCGCGGCGATGGGTGGCACTACGGTCAGCCTGAAGGTGTCCGCTGACGGTTACTCGGCCACGCTGTACCTGCCGGGCAAGGCGCCTTGGAAGGTGACGAACAAGGCCAAGATCGCCGTGCTGCAGCGGCTGGTTGACGCCTACACGGCGGGCACACCCCACGTGAACACCAAGAAGCTGATGGAGGACACCGGCTGCGCTTCGCCCGCCAACCTGTTCTCCAAAAACTCGCCCTGGCGCGACTATCTGGTGAAAGTCAAAGGCGCGCATGCGTGGCAACTGAATCTGCCGACGCTCGACGCCCCGGTCGATGACGACACCGAGGTCGAGACGGAAGAGGCGGCAATGGCAGGCTGACACCCGGCGGCCATTGCCCTGCGTTGCCATCCTGTTCGGAGGATCAGTTCCACTATCTCTGACGGTTGCATTCCCTGGAGCCGTCATGAAGAACATCGAACTTGCATCTCCCTTGGAGATGAGCCCCGGCGCCCGCGCCGGCGAAATCACCACCATCCTTGCGGCCGCCATCGTCCGTACCCTCGGGTCTTCCGGGCTGGAACAGAGCGCGGCTCGCCTTGGCTTCCTGCCCGACCAGCGCGTTCATACAACCCCCTCTCAACAGGAGAAGTTGTGATGAACGAAAAACAAGCTTCCGTCGCGGCGCGGATCGCCGAGCTGAGTCACCTGCCGATGGCCGAACTCTGGGTGCTCTGGGATCGGTACTTCGAGCGGCGCCCGCAGTTCCCGAACCGCACCCATGTCGAATCCCGCATCGCCTACAAGATGCAGGAGGAGGTCTTCGGCGGCTTGGCGCCCGAGACGCGCCAGCGCCTGGAGGCCATCGGCGCGAAGCACTCCAAGATCAAGCTGCGCGCCAAGCCGCGCGTCTTCAACTTCGCGCCGGGCACCGTGCTGCTGCGCGAATGGGGCGAGCGCGAGCACCGCGTCACGGTCACCGCCGAGGGGCGCTTCGAGTACGAGGGCCGCAGCTTCAAGAGCCTCACCGCCGTGGCCAGACACATCACCGGGCAGCACTGGAGCGGGCCGCTGTTCTTCGGCCTGAAGGGAGGTGCCTGATGACGGAGATCGCCTCCACCAAGGCACGCAAGCGCTGTGCGGTCTACTGCCGGGTGTCCTCGGACGAGCGGCTCGACCAGGAGTTCAACTCCATCGACGCGCAGAAGGAAGCGGGCCACGCCTTCATCGCCAGCCAAAGGAGCGAGGGGTGGATCTCTGTCGCCGACGACTACGATGATCCCGGCTTCTCGGGCGGCAACACCGAGCGCCCGGCCCTGAAGCGCCTGATGGTCGATATCCAGCGCGGGCTGATCGACATCGTGGTGGTCTACAAGATCGACCGTCTCACGAGGAGCCTCCCGGACTTTTCCAAGATGGTCGAGGTGTTCGAGCGCCACGGCGTGTCCTTCGTCTCGGTGACCCAGCAGTTCAACACCACGACCTCGATGGGGCGGCTCACGCTCAACATCCTGCTGTCCTTCGCCCAGTTCGAGCGCGAGGTCACCGGCGAGCGCATCCGCGACAAGATCGCCGCCGCCAAGAAGAAGGGGCTGTGGATGGGCGGCGTGCCCACCATCGGCTACGACGTGGTCAACCGCCAGCTGGTGGTCAACCAGGCCGAGGCGGCGGTGGTGCGCCGCATCTTCGAGGAGATGTTGACCATCGGCTCGCCGACGCAGATCGCCGCGCGGCTGACCGCCGAGGGCATCACGACCAAGGCGTGGACGACCCAGGACGGGCGGGTGCGGACCGGCACGCGCATCGACAAGAAGTACATCCACAAGGTGCTGCGCAACCGCATCTACCTCGGGGAGTTGTCGAACCGGGGCCAGTGGTACCCCGGCGTGCACGAGCCGATCATCGAGCGCGAGCTGTGGGACCAGGTTCACGCGGTGCTGGCCCGCGACAGCCACGCGCGGTCGGTGGACACCAAGATCCGCTCGCGCAACGACGCGCTGCTGCGCGGACTGCTGTACGCGCCCTCGGGCGAGCGGATGTACCCGACCTACTCGCGCAAGAACGGCCGCAAGTACCGCTACTACGTCTCCAAGTCCGAGAGCCGGTTCGGCGCACCCGGCAAGAGCTACGAGCGCCTGCCCGCTGGCGAGATCGAAGCGGCGGTGGTCGCCCAGATCCGGACCGTGCTCACCAGCCCCGAATCCGTCGCCGCCGTCGTGCGTCACGTCCAACGCCAGGGCGCACTGATCGACGAGGCCACGGTCGTGATGGCGATGGGGCGCCTCAACGACGTGTGGGATCAGCTTTTCCCGGTCGAGCAGCACCGCATCGTCAACCTGATGATCGAGCGCATCGACCTCGTCCACACCGACGAGATGCAGGGCATCCGGGTGAAGTGGCGCGAACTGGGCTGGGACGCCTTGATCGGCGAGTTCGCCCCCAGGAGCATCGGCGCCGAGCTGCTGGAGGTCGAAGCATGAAAGACGGAGTTCGCGAAACCTTCGTGCCGCTGACCCTGCGGCGGCGCGGCGTGCGCCGGCTGGTCCAGCATCAGGCCGAGGACCGGGACACGCACGACAGCACGCTCATCGAAGGGATGGCACGGGCCTTCCACTGGCAGCGGTTGTTGGACAGCGGCGCGATGCCGAGCGGCTCGGCCATCGCGCGTGCCGAGGGGCTGCATCACTCGGTGGTCAACGAGTTGCTGCGCCTGACACTGCTCGCGCCCGACATCGTCGAGATGCTGATGGCCGGGCGCCAGCCGCGGCGCATGAGCCTGATCTGGTTCCAGCGCCACCCGCTGCCGGTGGACTGGGTGGCCCAGCGCGAGATCGTGCGACGCTTCGAGGAGGGAGCGTGAGCACGAAACACCGGGGACGCTTCGAGGGAGCGCCGGTCACCCAGAGACTGCCCACGCCGGCGGGCGGCGTGAAACTGGAAACCTTCGTGCCTTGGCGGCTGGTGCGGCGCGGCATCCGCCGCGCGGTGATCGCGCCGCCCGGCGCGCCGAGGGCGGTGGAGGCGCATTCGACGGGGGCCGGCCCGCCGCGCCCCGAGGCCAAGGACACGGCGCTGATGCGTGCGCTCGGGCTGGCGCACCACTGGCAACGGCTGCTCCATGAGGGGCGGGTGGCGTCGGCGGCCGAGATCGCCCAGGCCGAGGGGCTGGATGTATCCACGGTGCATCGCCTGCTGCGGCTGACGCTGCTCGCGCCCGAGGTGATCGAGCGGCTGCTCGGATCGCCCGACCTCGCCATCGAGAAGGTGCTGGGCCGCCCCTGGCCCTACGGCTGGCGCGAGCAGGTGCGGTTGCTTGACTGA